AATAGATGCGGATACTGCATATATAGTTGTATTCAAAGATGCGGATACCATTGCTGCTACTGCATCAGTTTCAAATGTAATATCAACTACTTCGTTTAATGTTGTAGTATCATCAATCATTACGGGTTTTGTACCCATATCTCTATTTTCTCTAGCATTAGTATTAGGTCTTAATGCTTCGTATGCCTGATTTTCTACTGATGGTGTTGGATTTCCTTTTTGTTGTCCCATTTTATTATTACTTTTTTATATTATACTATATAACACATATAAATATCAAATAGTTTGGAAAAGATTATTTGGATGATTTCAATAGATTAGTTTTCCAAGGTAGCATTCTTAAATTATTCCACTCTGCAATTACTTCTGCATCTATCCCATTTTTCCATCCCCAATCTATACTTCTTATATGGTCTAACTGATATGCACCCTCTACTCCACATCTTCCTCTCAATTCCCAATTCTCTAATGTATCTATTGGTTTCTGATATGTTAATCTCCACACCTCTCTTTTATAGAACTGCTTTTTAGGATATCTTAGTTTATATTCATCGAAGTTTTGGAAACCTGCTTTGGTGGCTCTCATTTGAAGTGTGTGTTCGGGCTTAATTACATCTTTGAATGTTTTGTTGTATTTGTAGGTAGAACAACTATTGCAAATTGTATTTCGTTTTTTTGATGTATTTAAAGTTCCCTCTGAAATGTAACTCATTTCTTTTCCACAATTTGGGCAATTACGTTTAAATGGTTTGATTAAATCACAATCTTTTTTTCTTGGAACTACACTAATTTCACCACTTTTGTATTTTTCTTTTAGTGTAGATGATGCTTGTTTGCTATAACATTTTTTACAAGGTTTATTATCATTACCAGCCCATTTAAAACTTCTTGGGTTTTTGTAATTTATAACATCACCGCATTTTGGGCAATCTCTTTTATATATCATATCTATACTTTTAGGAGTATTTACTATAAATATATAAAACTTTACCCAAACGATAAAAAAGAGCATAAAAAAGGGGGAAATCCATTTTCCCCCAATTTTATTCACTCTAAGAGTATGTTATTGATTAGATATTTTGTAAATCTTTAACATAAATCTTCCCGTAGTATTCCGGACGGACCATCTTCTTAGCGTAACGAGTCATCACGCCCCGACGAGGTGTGAAATTTTGTGGGTCGTACACTAAAGGAGTCATAATCAAAGGAACATATGGAGCGTAAACTGCACCTGTCTCTAAGAAGTTGTTACCTCTATATCCTAATAAGATTTCGTTAGAAGTCATATAAGGGTTTTTGTAAACAGTGTAGCGATTAGCCATAGCACCTACTTGAGTTACACCAGCTGCGAAAGATGTTGCATCTTTATCAGCGTTTACTACGAATCCAGGAATAGATTCCAAGATAGTACAAACATCAGGAGAAGCAACGATGAAGTTAGCTCCACCTCTCAATGTTAATTGGTGAATCTTATTAGATACCTTATTGATTTTAGTTCCTAAAGTCTGGAACCAAGTGTTCTTTTGGTAAGCCAATGAAGAGTTACCAGTAGACCAAGCTGCTTGTCCAGTTGCACCATTGTTAAGTAATTCCTCACCAATAGTTGCAGACCAGTATTCAGTAGTCAATGCGTTGCTCTTTAACATATCTAAGATTTCTAAGTCAATCTCTAATGAGATATAATCAGATAACATAGAAGTTAATTCAGCTTCTGCATCGATTGAGTGATATGCATTTAAGTCTTGTGCTAATTCAGGAGTCCACACTGCTTTCAACTTACGAGTCTTAGCAACGATTGCCTCTGATTTCAATTCTAAGTCGATTTCAGGAATATCCAATGCAGTTGTTGTGTTACCAGCAGCGTTTGCAGTTGAATCTTCGAAATCACCTCTATCGTAAGCTACAGGAACTTCAGAGTAAACGATAGTGTTTGAAGGACCACCAGCTGCTGCTAAAGTAGAACCAGAAACGTATAATACCGCTAATCCAGAAGTTGAGTTGTAATAGTTGTATTGGTTTAAGTTAGCGAATACACCAGCGTTTGTTACTAATGTAGAACGAACTGCATTAGAATCAAAAGTTGAAGCGATTGCTGAACCAGATACAGTTAATTTGAATACTTTACCAGCCGAAACTGATGCAGAAATTGCTCCATCATATCCAACTTCAGACCAAGTTACACCAGATGCTGAAGTGATTGTACCATTTACTTGAGTAGTAGTAATAGTTGCAGTAGCATCGTTTACTGAATAACCATAACGGCCTTCACCATATAAACCACCTGTTGCTGCATCAGTTCTACCAAAGTTAGTAGCTGAACCAGTTGCGTTAGTACCACCGAAAAGTGATTTTCCACCGAATTGTCCTGCTGCTCCTTGTGAAGAACCATATTTGAAATCTAAGAAGAATACAAGACCAGAAGGTAAGTTCATAGGTTGTACACTAACGAATTCTTTAGAAGCAATCTCACCAAAGATTCTTCTTACTAAAGGTAAAGCTACACCACTCCACTCTTCTGAACCAGAAGAAGTACCAGTTTGAGTTGCCTCGTCCAACAATTGCTTAGCTTGGTTCTCTAAAAGAACTGCCATAGAGTGTTGGTCTCTATCTTTCATACCTTCTAATAGACCGGTTTTTTCCCACTTAGATTTCAATTGACGTGTTTCAGCCAACATTACTGCTTGTGGGTTTTTGCCTTCCATTAATTTGGATAAATCAAAATTTGCCATTTTATAATATTTTTTGTTTAGTTTGTTTATTTAATGATACCAGCTAATTGCTTAAAGCGATTTGCTAATTCATTTGTATTTTCTGAAATAATTTGTTTTGCTGGTGCAGTAGATGCAGTTGGCTTAGATGCTAACCCTTCAGTTATGCTTTTCTTAGCTGCTACTTTTCTTTCAGTACCAGTGAATTTCATTGATTCAGATAATGTTGCGTAAACCAATTTAACTTCTCTTACGTTAGAAGTTCTGTCTAAATTCTCTACAACTTTAATTTTTTGCTCATTAGTTAAGTTATATCCTCTGAACAATTTGTTAGTGTAAAGTAATTTAGCGTTTAATAAATTTACTTCGTTGATAGTTTTTCTCAAAGATTGAATAGTTGAATATGCTTCTTTCAATTCAGATTGCATTGCTGCCATTTCTTCTTCGTTTCCTGCTTCTTCTTCTTCAGAAACTTCTTCGTCATCTCCGTAACCCATCTCACGAAGGATTTCGTCTAAATCGATAGTTTCTTCTTCTTCTCCTTCTATCGCTGGAGCTTCCATTTCATCTTCCGCTGGAGCTTCTGCTGCTGGAGCTTCTTCTTCACCTTCGTATGCGTTCTCAACACCAGTTGGGTCTTCGTATCCTAATTCATCGGATTCTTCCATACCTAACTCATCTTCTAATTCTCTGATGATAGATTCTAAATCTAATTCATCTTCATCAGCCTCTGGTGCCATTTCTTCACCTTCTGCTGCGTACTCAGCCTCATCTTCACCTTCCATTGCCGGTGCTTCTTCGTCTTCGCCTTCCATTAAGTCATCAACTTCTTCGTGTCCTTCTAACTCATCACCAGCTGATGCCGATTGGTTAGCAATTCCACTTAAGTCAGTCTGCGCTGAGTAAGCTTTGTCTGCCGGCTCTTTGTTATCACCTGTACCAATTTCGCTAGATACATCATTCTCTTCGTTCATATCTGCTTCTTCTTCATCACCTTCCATTTCGGCTTGTAATTTTCTAGAAAGAATAGATTGTAAACGTGGAGTAAATGCTTCTTCTAAAGCGATTTTAGCGTTGGCAATAGCAGTTTCACGTACAGCTTTAGCGTCAGCGATTGCTTCTTTTAATAATTTTGAACTTGCCATTCTTTTACTTTGTTTTTCTTATTCTGAAGTCATTCGATTTTTGGACTTCAATGTAGGTAGTTCGGTTGTTCGGTCACCTCATATAAATGGGTATTCATTAACCAACTGTCTTAAACCTATATGAAATAGGTTATTGTTATCAATAAGTATATAAAAAAAAATTAAACATAAAAATATGTTTAATTTTCTTTAGTTTTTATATATTTTTGTTTTTTTTTAATTTAATAAACCAATTGCTATATCTTTAACTTCTCTCTCCGCACCAGCTGCATATTTCTTATTACAAATTGCAATAGTGTTACCAGATACTTTAATCATATACATAGGAATCATTGAAGTTGTGAAATCATATTTAATTCCTGCTTTCTTCAATTCAGAACCTACATTCATAAAAGATGTTGCGTTTTTAACTACTGCTTCAATTTTATCCAAATCTGCATCGTATCTTCCTTCCGTTACTACTGATTCTTCAACAAATCCTTTACTCTTGTAATCTTTGATTCCTTTTTCCAAATCTACTTTGTTCTTAAAAATCTTTATATCATAAAAATCACTACCATCATTGTGTGTTGATGTACCATTGTGAGAACTGATACTATATTTTGAACTACCAATTGGTGGATTTACTTTAAATACTTTCTTACCTTCGTTTACTGATTCGTTTGCGTAAGTTTTTACATATGCGTTTTGTATTGAACTATTTGGTGCAGCTTTTATTGCTTTTATAAAATCAGTTTTTCCTTGTGAAGTTTTATGGGCGATTGCAAATATTTTTTCTATATTCAATTTATTATCTTCAATAAACTTTTTAACATCTTTTGTATCTATTTGTGTAAGATTTGATATAGCATTAGCGTATCTATCAGTCCATGCCCAACTTAAACTAGCTTCGTTTACTGATTCGTTTGCGTAATTTTTTACATACCATTTGAAAGAAGAATTATTAGGAGTTCCAACTAATGCCTGAACAAAACGAATTCTCTCCGGCAATTTACCTTTGGTAACGTGAGTTAATATTTCTTTTGCGTTTAAATCATTATCATCAATAAACTTTTGAACTGCTTCTTTTCTAGTGTTAGTCATTGAAGCGATTCCCATTGCTTCATGTGATATTGTTTCGTTTACTACGGATTCGATAACAATTCCGTTTTCATCTCCTCTTTTAGCAGTTTTGATACCACCTTCGATTGAATCTAATTTATGTCTAACTTTCTTTGAACCTGTTATCTTACCTTTTTCATCACATGGTACTAATGTTGCTGAATAATCATCCATTTCAACAACTTTGTAGTATTTACCACCTTCAATTCCTTTTAATCCAGTAAATCCTTGTCCATAAATTACAGAACCAACATATAAATTGGTTGGGTATTTTGCTTCGTTTACCGATTCGTTTTCTATAATACTATTAAACAAATCACCAGATAGGGCAATTGCCGAACCAAATTTATGATTCCAAATACTTCTCCAAGCATCATCCAATTTTACAATACCAGATTTTGTTGGTTTAGAAATAACCATATCTACAATATTTTCAAACTTTTTAAGTTCAGAAATAAATGTTTTTATTTTACTATCAGCCTCAGGATATTTTGGATGTGGCTTATATTTGTGTTTTAAAGTTTCTTTTATAGCATTTTTTAACACATTACCAAAAGCCTCAACTGCTTGTTGTACATCTTTCTTTTCTCTTATAACGGATGTATGTAATGCAGCAACATTATTATTAATAGCTACAACTAATCTAACTCCCCAATCATCTTTTGGCTCTATCTTAGCTTCATTTACCGATTCTCTCAAACTATCTCTATATGTTTGACGGATGATTTCTTTTAATTCTTTTTCCATATTTTCTTTTTTCACATGGTTAGGTAAACCTTTGTGTTTAGTTGATGCGTAATCTTTTGCGTCTGCATCACTCATTGAATCAGCTGCTTTTTCAACTTCCGATGATGGGGCATCCATGTCTCCTTTTTGTACGGCATGAACCATTCCCATAAAACGTTGTTGAGCTTTTGATTTTGCAGGCATAATATTATTCCTTTGGTTATATGGAATAAATATTAGATTCTATGAAAATAAGTAAAAGTAATCAGTATGTTTGTCCGATTGGATTTTCTGTCTGATTCTTTCATCTGATACACCAAATCTTTCACCGGCATCCTTTAGTGTGTAGAATAGTTCTCCCTCACAACTTATCGTATGTATCTTATCTCTAACTTTAATATCCTTTAGAGTTCTTTCATGTGCATCGTAAGTAATAGTTGTAAGTGGTTCATCTAACTTTTTCCAATGTCTATAATGGTCAGCTTTTGATTCTAAGCGATTACGAATTTCAGTTTCACTATATTCAATGTACTCTGCTGCTTGTACAGGTGACTCAAAGTAATACCCATCTATACAATATTTTAAGATAGGATATGTTTCCTCACCAATTACCTGCCATCCTTTGTATTTGGTTTTTGGTGATTGACATCTTCTTTCTACTTCAGATGCTACTAACTCATTTGGATTGATTGAAATTGCTGCTTCTCTAAATGATTTATATTGTTTTCCGTTCACCACACATTTGTAAGTACCATCCCATTCAATATCTTCCGTTGCCAAATCAGGATTTCCTTTTACAAATACTAATACATTTTGATGAACTGATGCTACCTTACGATTACGTTTGAAATATGTATCTACCACTCTTCCAGCCTGATGTTGTGAATTAAATAGTACCATATCGTTATAGAAGTGTAATCCACATTCTTCCATTGCTGAAATAGTTTTGTTTACCAATCCTCTATACTTTCCAATTTTGTAATCTCCTGTCTTTGATACTTCTCTAACTTCAGATACCACAACTGCAAAGAATCTATTGTTCTTTAACTTTTCTGCTGATTTTTGTAATATGGAAATATATCTATCATCAAATTGTGCATCCGCCATATTGGATAAATCATTCGCATTATCACTATATACCTCCAAATCATAGTATGGTGGACAAGTGAATACAAAATCATATGTATTCCCTTCCAATACATTTAATAATAGGTAACTATCCCCACCCATCCATCTAGGTTTATCGGATTGCTTTCTATTTGCTTCTATTTGTGTTTGTGATATATCAATTCCATCGTATTTGAATCCCATCTCCGTTGCCACAATTCCCCTCACACTTCCACCGGCGAATGGGTCTAATACCTTACCACTTTTTGGAACAAACCATTCATACATCTTTTCACATAAGGTAGCATCAAATACTGAAACAGTATCTTCATCATCCCAAAACTTACTATTTGATTGAGTATCTTCCCTACCTAATTCTGATTTGATATTGTAGGTTTGTATCCACCATCGTTTACGGTCTTGCCATTCTTTGGTGCGGGTATCGAGTATTGAAAATGGTTTTATCATAGATAACACAAATATACAAAAAAAGCTTGGGATTACCAAGCTTTTCTTTAATTATATTTTATTTGATTTTATGCAAAGTTAGGGTCTAACTCATCATCCTTACCCATATTAGCATAATATTTTTCCTCATCATCCATCATTTTAAGTAAGTTCTTTTGATACATTGTTATTTGCTTTGTTATAGCAAATATTGGTTGTGCTAATTCATGTTTCCTTTTAGGGTCAGTTTCTGAATTTAATTTTCTAGCATATTCTCCACCATATTTAGATTTTCTCTCAGCTTCTAATGCTTTTATTTTATTTTTTACTGCTTCAATTTTTAAATAAAGTTTTGGAATACCTGCTTCTTTAACAACTCCTTCAGGAACACAATTTGGAACTTCTTTACCATTCTTGTCTTTCATTCCAACTTGCTTATATCCTTTCCAACAAGGGTCATTTTCCATTAACTTTGTTAATTTAATCATACCCTCATTTTTCATATATGGTTTATTATCAAATACCGATTGAATAGTATCTGCTTCTTTATGGAATCCATTCATTCTTAATGTAAATGCAATACCATCTGCTGCTTGAACACCATCCCAACCTGATGCTTGTGATACGTTTCTTCCATATTCATGTGCGTTATCATCACCATTCCAATATTCCGAACTATCTACACCATTACTTCGTATATCTGCCATCTTTTCTTTATACTTAGGGTCATCCATTTTAGGATAATCCACTCTCTTAGCCCATTCAGGCTTTCCTTCAATCTTTGAAATCAATTCTCTCGCCTCATCATGAAAGTTTGCATCAGTTAAAGCCTCAACTGCTGCTTTTAACATTGTTTTTTTATATCCATCATTACCCAATTTTTGTGGAGTAATACCATATTCTTCTGCTTTTTTCTTAGCTTCTTTGTTTACTTGAGGATTACCTTTTCTTTCTTTTTTAGGAGCTGATGTAGTATCAGCTTTAGGAGCTTCACCGCCTCTATCTTTTGCATAATCTCCACCAAACATATCACTACCAACTGCTTTTGGTGCTGATGGTTGTTCTGTATCTTTTATAGGATTGTGAGTACCAGCTTTAATCGCAGCATCTCTACTATCTTTGGTTTTGAATACGGATGTTTTACCAGTTGCTTTATTAGTTGCGGTAAATGTTTCCTCTTTAAGTAGTTGGTTTAACTTAATCATTTTATAATTTATTAAATAATTTATCAGTATCTATATCAAATGCGTAACCTGCTCCAGCATATCTTCTATTTGGTATTACTGAAATTCCTAACTTCTTTTCCAAACGAATTTTTATTAATGATAAAATTTCATCTTCCGCATCATTTCCTAATTGTTTTAATACACCCTCAATCTTTTCTCTATCCTTCATTGATTTTGGTAATAATACAATATTGTTCATTGGAGATGATACTATAAATTCAATACCATTTGCTTGTGGAAAATCAAACTTTGCATCTTTTGCTTCTGCTATTTGTTTTTTTGATTCGTTTGTTCCGTATTCGTGATAGTTTTCAGCAGCTTGTGAAATGTAGTTTCCTGCATTTGTAATGTGGTCTTGAATCCACGCAGGTATATTCTTTTCGTTTGCACCAATTTTAGATTTTAATTCGGTAGCATGTTTAATGATTGCATCTAAAGTGTTATTTGCCATAGATACTTCATGGTCAGGTTCCTCACCCTCTTTAACTTGCGGAGCGAATGCTCTTGCATAAGGATTAGATACTACTTGCCCCAATTGTGGTTTTAATCTACCATAAGTAGAACTATCCGCAAAGTTAAACATTTCGGTTAAACGAATCATCTTATCTTATTTTTGATTTCAACTTTGCAATAACAGAATTTATAGAATCATTATCACCATCAATTGTTAATACTTTTTTATTGTTGTGATATAAATCATACCCTATACTATAAAATATACCCTTAAATCTTTTTTTAAGTTCTAAAGATAATTGCATTTGAAATGGACTTGCTAATTTTGATTTTGGCCAAATACCTTCCTTAATTGATTTTCCTAAACCCAATCTTTCTTTCATAACATCAGGCTGAATATCTGCAATCTCATAGTAACGAGATAGAATGTGTCCCATATCTTCGTATAATGAATGTAATCTTTCATCCATTGCTTTTGCTTCCACAGCAAACTTTTGGAAACTTTTATCTAACTTATCTAATTCAGTCATATTACGTTTAACAGTCACACCATCAAACCAATCTGCTGTTTCTCTCAAAGTTAATTCTTTTGCTGCTTCAACAATTCCACCCAAAGTGTTAGCTACTTCCGTTAAATCGGATGCTCTTTGCATTTGTTCTTGGAATGTAGCATATGTAGATATGATTTCTAAAAAATGTTTTTTAACCTCATTACTTAAAGGTCTTTTATCTCCTGCTAAACTTTCTTTAAGACTAAACTTTCCGTTTACAATCTTTACTTCGTTTAAGTTAGTTTTACGAATGTCATTATATCCCTTTGATACGTTAGTAGCTTTTCTTTCAGCTTCTACCTTCAAAGTGATTTTGTTGTTATGTACATAATCGTATATGTCAAATGGCTTGCTCATTATGATATTTCAGTTATAATTTCTCTCATTAAATCTTGTGCTTTGCAGTAATCTCCGCAAACATCAGTTCCAATTTGTCTTGTTACCGATTCGTTTACAGGTACCATAAATGCACCATGTGTAGACGGATTAGAAACAAAATCCCAACCTATAAGCTCAAAATCTTCCTGAACTTCTACTTTATTTCCTTCCATTTGTTTTGTAGAACCCATACCTCTTGATGATATACCTAATAGGATACCAGCTTTAAGTAATTCTTTAAGGATATTACCAGATGGAGTTGCAAGGATTTCAACCGTCCCACATAAATCATCTCCTTCCCAATGTATTTCTCTAACATTGTGTGATACGTTCTTTAAGTTGATTACAGTTGAATCAGGATGGTCTAATTCACCTAATGCTCTACGTTCTTTGATAAGTTGCTCATACTTTTGAGCTTCTCTCATTAATGTAGGCTTTGGATATATTCTACCATTTTGATTCTCAGCACCAGCTCTTTGAAGAACACCTTTAACGATAGTTCTACCACCAGCATCCTCTTCTACCTTGCCTTCGAATAATTTGGTTTCTATTAAAAGATTCTTCATTTTATTTTAATTCTTAGTTTTTAAGTAAATCATTTATTACTTTATCAAATAATCTTTGGCTATTTGTATTACGAGCTCCAGTAAATCCTCTTTCTTTTTGTAAATATGCAACAACTCCACCTCTTAATGCTCGTTCAACTTCATCGGATTGCATTACTTTTTTAACCGCTGCTTTAACATCATCGTATTCGGGAAATTCATTTCCTTCGGCATCTCTTGCTTCGTTTACTACGGATTCGGATTTTTCAACTGCATTCCATTTGATTTCTTCTTCGTTTAACTTACCAGATACCATTGCAGACCACATTTCATCAATAATATTAGATGTGATAAAACCCTCTTTATCAAAAAATTCCTGTGCTAATTTTTTTACTTTTTCAATTTTATCACGTTTAAGTCTGTTTTCACGACTATCTGGGTCATTATTATAAGCATAAGCTACCTCACGAAATTCTGTATTAAATTCACGTTGAGTTTTTACTTTACGGCTAAACAATGGCCCTCCACCATTTGCATATTTTTTCCAATGGTTAATATCAATTGCTTCCGTTACTACGGATTCGGATTTTTCACCTTTACCATTCCAAGCAGAATCAATTTTATTAAAGAACTCTTTTTTCTCCTCATCACTCATAGATGGGATAGATTTACCAGCCTTATCCAATGCCTTTTGGAAGAATGCCTGATATTCAGTTTCTTCTACCATTACTTCCTTAACTAATTCTTTTAGTCTTTGTTTTGTTATACCTGCCATATTACATCGAGTGGATTTTCTCCGCTATTTTATTTAATCTTTCTTTGATAGTATTTAAGTTACTATATGTTCTTTTATAATAACCTGTTCTGTCCAAATTGTTTTCAGTTTTTAATCTTGAATACCAATTAACAAATTTTTCTATTTCTGATAATTGAGATTTTACACTTCTCAATCCTACTGCTATTTTCTTTTGTGGAGAAGCATCTTCTCTTTTCAATTCTAACCAACGATTTTCAACTAATTCCATTGAGGATACATTAGCCATTTCATCATCTTTATCATTTTCATCTTTCGCAGGAGTTGCAGTTGGTTTTGCTTTTTCAGGTTGTAAATCCAAAATTCCCATCTCCTCTTTCAATTTACCTTCTTCTAAATCATCCACAACAGTTCCACCAGTAACTTTAGCTAATCTATTATTTTTCTTTCCAGTTTGACCGGGTTTAGAAAATGCGTTTGGAGTATCATAACCAGCAACTGCACCAGTTCCAGTCATTTCTTCCAATTCTTTTTCGGATTGAATTTCTCTAACCAAACCTCTGATTATTTCTCTTAATTTATTTTCCATTTACTTTGTTCTTTAATTCTTTAACTAATTCATAAGAAAGCATAATAGATGAAACTTGAGAATCGGAAACAGTCTTTCCAATCTTCATTTTTTCTAATACTGAAATTGTTTCTAATAATTTGATTTTAGTTACTTTATCACAAACTTTAGTTTCGATTAATCTCAACTCTTTTGCAATTTTAGGAATTTCTACGCCAACATAATCTTTGAATTTTGTTGTGTTACTCATATTGTTAATATACTCTTTTAACAAACCTTTTTGTTTTTCATCTAAATTAGTATATTTTTTATTAAAACTTTCAACAAGAATTTTATAAGTCAATAAACGTAAATCTTTTTCTTGTTGAGAATAGGTTTCCATTAATTTAACGGATTCTACATTTTTAACTGCTTCTACTTTAGCAGGTCTTGCTATGATGTTTTCAATCAGGGTAATCTTTGAATTGAATATATCTTTGATATCGTAGTTTTCCGATTTTTTAGATTCAAATACTTTGTAAATTGAAGCTAATACTTTGTAGTTAGTAATCGGTGATGAAAGGAATTGCTCTATTTCAAATTTAGCACCAATTTCTTTAATCAAACCATATTTTTCTTTAGCTAACTTTCCCTCATTTAATTTTGAGTGAGCTTGCGATACGGTATCTACAAATTTCTCTGCTCTACTTTCCGTATTATATTTTTCTTTTAAAAGTAGTTCATACAAACGCAACTCTTTATTAAGTTCCGTACCAGGAGCAAAAAACTCCTTAACTATCTTTTTAGCATTTTCCGTTTTGTCTCCGTTTAATACCTCTAATGTTATTTGTCTTACTAATAATTCAAATAACACTCCAGTATTTTTGAACTTGGAATGTTTTATTTTTTTCATTTATTTACCCTATATTTAACTTACGACCGTATAGTAACACATATAAATATAAACCTTTTTTTATTTGTTAAATTTTCGTGTCATCTAATAGATTTTTTTCATCTAACATACCTGATTTTTCAATCAAAACCTTTCTTTTAGCTGATATTCCATTTACATATTCTTTTGCTAATTTTGCACTTGCTATGTTTCTATTTTCTCTTTTTCGTTCTCCGTGGTTTTCTTTATCACCTAAAGGGTCTCTACCATATGGATGTTTGTCTTTACCATATGTGTTACCTTCTCTTGGTCTACCACCTTTATCTTGACTCATACCCAATTTTAACTCCTCTATCTCCTGCTCCACATTTTGTTGTTTTGGTGGATTTGCTGGGTCTTCACCTTGCTGTTCAATTGAGTTGTGTCTAAATCTATCTTTGATATCTAATATTACTTTAGCTCTTTCAGTATTTATTTCATCTTCACTCATATTAAATACATTATGATACACCCAATCCGTAGATAGCATATTCATATTTTTAATATCAGTTCCCAATCTTACCTTTTCACTCCAAAGATTTACTTTCTCTTGCTCATAGATTGTAGATGAGTTTGTAAGAGTTAATTCAAAGTTTACCATTTCAGCATCATCGATACCTTGAGCTGCTAAGTGAACAATTGCTATTTTAGTTAATTCACTTACTACCGTTCTCTGAATTCTTTCAACAGTTCTTGCGAATCTAACATCTTCTGCCGCAAGAGTTGCTTTACCATTTACGTTCTCATCATATGATAAGTAAGCCTTTGGTACTCTCAATGCAGCAAATAATTTGTTCTTTAAGTAATCAATATCTTCCGTTGCAGTATATTCTAAACCACTAATGTTTTCAATTGATGTACCACTATCTCCACCTCTAACAGGTAAGAAGAAATCTTCCGTAAGGTTTTGGATATTGTATTTTAAGTTGTAATCTCCTGTATTTCTATCAACGAATGGAGTTTTCTTCATTTTGTTGATAATTTTTTGCATATAGTTATCAACCTCTTGTGGTGGAATGTTACCAATATCAATTTTGAATACTCTCTTTTCAGGAGCTCTCATAATACGATGGATTAACATCGCATCTTCCATAAGAGTTAGTTGTTTCCAAATTCTTCTTGCACCTTCCAACATTGATTTACCATATGGTAGGAAGTTTGTATCTGAAAGTAAACGGAAGTGAGCCATTTCATAGTTCTCATATTCCTTTTTACCAATCTCATCCAACTCTACTTTAAACTTCACATAGTTTGGATTTTGTGGGTCGGTATTTTCTAATCTTTCAGTATTATATGTTGAATATGGTTTTACGTTTACAATACCAGCATTCTCACCAATCTCCAATGCCAAAAAGAAATCACCATACTTAACCATATTGCGAACCCAAGGCCATAAGTTAAACTCTACGTTCATTACATCGTAGAATAGGTTATGTAATGATTCTTTCACATTTTCATTAGATGATTTGATTGTCAATACCTCACCATACTCATCCTTTGTAGTTGATTCATCCGCATAAATGTCTAATGCCGATGAAAGTATCGGGTCATTATCCATTGCATCATAATCTCTGAATAATTCTCTACGAACTTGTGCATATGCCATTGATTGTGCACCACCTTGTTGTTCGTAGAATGATTTTTGTAACTTTGTGTACCTATCACGTAGGTTCATAAAGTTTGTATTGAATTGTCTCTCATCGGTATCTACAACTTTACGTCTACCGTCTTTATCAATACGCACAACCGCTTGTGTTGAGAATAACTTTCTTAATCTACCAAAAAAACTTCTATCATCATTTGCTTCTGCCATAATTTTCTATTTTACCATTTTCGGCAACTCCAATAGTTTGCCTTTGTTCTTGGACCGGGATTATCACAATTCATTCTTGCTCTAAATGATTTTCTTCTTGCTGGATTGTCTTTTTTAATAACCATTCCTTTCTGTCCAAAATTCACCTTAATCACCTTACCTGTTTTTGGGTTTTTGACGTAGACCTTAAATTTCTTTACATCGCCTTGCATCGGTTTACCCAACTTTACTTCTCTTCCCTGATATTCAGCTTCAAATACACAATTACAATTCGCCTCATCCAATTCGTTTGAGTACCCTTTTAAGAATGTAATAAAATCATCCATATCTTCTTGCTCAACATCCAATTCATCATAATCATCAATTGGATTATCTTGCGGAGTATCACCCATAGCATATGCTTGGTCAATATACTCATCTTCGTTCAGTAAAGATTTTAACTTAATCATAGTAAATAGTATTTTGATATATACAATAAATATGTAAAAATATTAAAACACTATAACCATTGGGATAAATCTTCAAACGTATCACCCACTCTCATCTTCCAAGGATTCTCATCCATATTAGATGGTGAATACACACCTTCGTATGTATTTGCAGTAATTCCAGCTACTGCCATTTTTGTTAAATCAATACCTTCTTGTCTTAATCTTAACGCAGTATCTCTTACCCATAATCCAATAGAGAATGCCATCACCAAGTCATCGTTGTAACCCTTCATAGCTTGTGCTCTACCGCTTGAATATATAAATGTAAACAATTCATCAATCAATCGAGATGAACGAACTATAACGGATTTCTCTCTGAAATAATCATCCAATTTTGATATGATTAAAGGTCTTGTATTTGATGTAGTTGAAAAACCAGCAACTAATCCTCTATCTTGTGCTCTGTATCTATTGTTTAATTGATTCTCAACATCCACATATTTTAAATCTTTACTCATATAGAATAAGTTACGATACCCTCTATCTATTACCTGTTGTATTGTTGCCCAACCAATGTTTGCGTTTTCTATTACTAATAATGCATCATTGTATTCGGTTGATATTGCTACTAATAAATTTCCAAAATCTTTTGTATCCATCTTACCTTTGTATTCACCAACTTGCGTTGCCGTTACAATATCCATAACGTGAAAAGTAGAATAATCGGCACCATCTCCCCTTGCAACGTCAGCTACAACCATATAAGATGCATTTGATGTTGGATATTCCCATCTCCAAAAGTTGTTATCTATACCACCTTTTGAAACAGGGTTTTGAACATAAGTTTCTTTGTAGAACATTAAGAGTTCTGGGTCAATTACATTATCTCCAGATGAAATAAAGTCACAATCACATTCTTGTGCAGCTCCTTTTCTTCCCAACAATCTTTCTTGCTCGTCTCTCCAAGTTTGGTCTCTTTCTGGATGAACTGTCCAATGTAAACGAATTGTGTTGAATGGATTTATAGATGATTCCGCATCACTCCATGTTTGGTGAAACCAATTACCCACACCATTAGGAGTTGAAAGGGCAATACACGCCCCACCGGTTGATAGAGTAGATTGAGCTGCTTTCCAAATCTCATCGATATCATCAATGAAAGCTGCCTCATCAAATATTAGCAGTGATAATGCTTCCGAACGTCCTGCATCAGGTGAGGAAGCAATTGCTTTAATTTGAGAACCATTTTGTAATTTAAGTGAGAGTTTGTTATCTTCTAATGCACCACCCTTTAACCAACTAGGTAGTAACTCATACATTACTCTTACTTTTGTTACCAAGTTCTTTGCAACCTCTTGTTTTGTTGCAATAACCAATACGTTAAAATCCGTATTGAATAGCATACTCCACAATGCATAACCTGCGGATAGTGTGGATATACCAGTTTGACGAGATTTAAGAACGATATTAAATCTATGGTTCTTAAATTCGGTTAGTGTCTTCTCTTGAAACGGAAATAGATGAAATGGTATTTTACCTTTCACCGGATGTTGAATCATGCAATATTTCTTCATAAAGTGGATAGGGTCACTAGCACACTTTATGTATTCTTCTCCTATAATTTGCTTTAGAGATTTCTTTTGTTGTATTCCGTTACTCATACTAAATCTTTAGGTGGCTTTACTAAATCGTAATTTTTATCTTTTAGTAACTCCCAAGCTTCATTTCTTAATTTTGTAACTTGTGCAACTTCAGCTTCTACGTTGGTAATTTCAAGCAATATTTCTGCTTTTAATTCCTCAACAGGTCTTTCCATAGTCCACTTTTCAGTTGTACCATTTTCGTTTACATACTCATATTCCTGTCTTGCATCTTTATATGCTTGATTAAATTGAGCAAGTACATCAGTTCCGTGGTCAATCATATTTGATGTTAATTTGTAGGTTTCATACGCATCCCACAACCCATCTACTCTTATTTCAAATTCTTTTTTAGCAAGACAAGTTGTACAATATCCTGTTTTAGATATTAACTTTTTATCTACTCTACCTAATTTGATTGTTTTACATTCAGTACCTTTACATCTATTAAGTTCTGATAGGTAATTTCTTACACTAGACATTGTTTCACTTAATGATGATATTTGCTCCTTACCCCATTTTTTTTGTTCCCATTGAACTCCATTTGAATCAGTCCAAGTTTCTCCAACTTCTCTAGTAATATTAGCTTCTGGATTTACTGATAATGAGATTTGTGCATTTGTTTCATATTCCTGCCCACGTAATACCATATCCGATAACTTTCTACGAGTCGGATGCATGTACTTTCGATTGAATTCTTTTGCCATATTATTTCCTATATATTCGTATATATAAGTATATACTTTTTGGAAAAAACGTTAAAAATTATTCGTAAAAAAGACCTAATATCTGATTAAGTGGAGCGAATGCTCCTGTTAATTTGTAAGTGTTTCCGTTATATACAAATACGATACCTTCGTTTGGTACTATCTTTTCAAACCCACCCAAAGCCTGTAATCTTTGTAGTTCCAATTTAAGTTTATCCAACTTCTTAGGGTCTCCCAACTTTCTAACATCATCAACCGTCTTATGCAATCTAGCTACCATTTGTTTAGTTGCTTCCGTTGGATTTGCAGTAAGTACGGATTCCATAAATGAAAGAACATCTGCCCCAACTCCTAAGAATATTTCTTCAAATTTCATTAGGTTATCTTTTGCTATTTTAGCTTGGTCTTTCTTTTCGGTATTGTCTGCCCAACTTCTTAACTTAGGGTCTTGTATTGTTGCTATTCTAAATCCTTTATCTCCAAATGCCCATCTCTTAACTAAACCAATCTTTTCTTGTGCATCTAAACCTTTTGCGTTTTTATCCACAAAGTTACTCCACCAAGCTTGATGATAATCAGCTACCCCATCGGAATCAGATAACCCAAACTCACTTTGTAGTTTAGATATCATACTCATATACTTTGATTGTAGTTTTGTTAAATCCTCACTCTTTGGTAATTTTTGCATTGGAGGTCCTTGTATTGTGTATTTGGATTGAACACTTGCATTTATCTGCTTAATCATACCAGCTAATATTCTTGCTGATGTTTGGTTCTCACCAGTTATGTTACCATCAATATCATAATCAAATGTTCCGTGAAATACTAATAGCGGTTGGTTGTATGGAATTACGTTTACCGATGTTGGGTATATTACTTCCAAATTCATAAACGAACTACCATCATTGAATACCTTTTTTCTTTGTGGTTCGGATAATGAGCCAATTGCTTTTGATAAATCTTTCATAGCAAAGTTGTAAGCATCGGTTAATCCACCTCTACCACCAAACTTATCTGCTACCTGTCCTATTGTCATAGCACCCTCACCTTTATTCTTTAGATGCGATTTGTTACGAGCTGCAACTAATCTTCCGTTTACCCAACTGATTGCCAATGCCTGTCCATCTGTCTTTTCTCTTGCTACATCCAAATCTCCAGTAAGTGCCTTCTTAACAATGTTCTTTAGGTCAGAGAACGTAAGGTTCATTTCAATATCAAACGGATGATGCATGTGTCCATAAGCTCCACCTTCGTTTAGTATTTGTTCCGTTACATAGACGGGTGTTGAAGATTTGAAATCATCTTTTCTCATTATGGTTTTAGCAATCAATTTGTTTGCTACTGCCATAAACGGAATGTTAATGTTTGTTCTCTTATCTTTAACAACAAACTCCTTATATTGTTTTATAAAATCTAAAAATTTCTTTTTATTTTTTGCTAATCTCTTAAAGAAACCAGTTAGTTCTGCTGGGGATATTTGTTTACCATTACGAGGGTCATTTAATCTTTGAAAGAAATGGTCACTCTCTCTTCCCAACTCAATATCTTCAGGTGATAATTGTGCATCTGCGTATTTTTCAATCTGGTCTAAATCCGATTTAGCCATTTCTGCCATTTCCAATAAATCATTTGGCATTGGTAAATCTTGCTTTAATATACGATTGTATTTATCAGTTTTACCATCACCATGTAAATGTAATGGTAATTCTTGGTCTACTGCTTTTTTCTTTTCTCTTTCAGATGGTATTTCATCAAAGAAAGACCAACCATCTAAATTATCTAAATAATATCCAGCATCATCATAATCATCCCAATCGGAATTCCAGTTAGTACCAGTAGTACCACCCATATCATTATCAAATGAATTGTTGCCACTATATTCTAAAATTGTATCTTCATCAATCTCATCAACCTCCTCATACCCACTCATTCCTTTGTTCTTCAACTTTTTACTTACTTTAGCAACATCATCTGCTTTCGGTGCACCATTGATAAATCCACCCGGCAGAGATAAACCTATACCAGCTCCCCCACCCAATCCCATTTCATCCAATGCAGTTATATAATCTTCTACAATTTCATTTAAATCCTCTTCAGATATTAATGATAAGTTTGTATCCAATTCAGTATCTTCCCAAAATCTTTTTGGTTTTTTAATTTTTTTCTTTGGTTTTACTTCTTTCCAATCTTCAACTTTATGTGGGTCTTTAGCAGGGTCCAAATCACTCGTATCTATATTGGTTACTTTATAGTAAACTTTTCTAAATGTTGAATCGTTATCTCTATTTTTACCTTTACCTCTAATCCAATCACCCTGTGGTACATGTAATTGTTTATATCCACCTTGCTTAAACCAAGGTTCTGGTTTTGCTTTATTTATCAATCTTTTTTGTCCATCCGCAACATATCCAGTTTCAGGCTCACCTGCTTCAGCTGAGTATCCGCCTAATGATGATTCATTAAATAGATTTGATTTTGGTGGTATTCTAAATGTGGTTGCTTTCTTACCATTGATAGTTGGCATACCATGCTCATCTTTATCAATATTTTTTACAACCACTCTTTTATTCTTAAACTTACCCATTAATAAAGTATCACCTACATTTACATCTAAGTTAATATCTTCGGAAAGTTTTCTTAATTTTAATGTAATAAATTTGAAAACAGTTGCATCAAACTTTGGATATGCTTTTAAGAACCCCTCTTTCTTTTCTTCTTCAGTTCCCTTACCTAACCAATTACGAACATCAGTACCACTAATAGGATTTGATTGTGATGGTGAAGCGTAAACGTATCCTTTATCCAAATATCCCATCTCCACCTTACCTTTATATGGAGTAAAATAGTTTCCACCTAAACGTTGCTCATCCTTCTCACCAACTACAACTATTAAACCAGTCTTAGCTGCATCGTATGAACTTACAATTTCCGTTGGTTGGTATGGGTTTTTAACCTGAACTATTTTGTTTGATGGAATACCAAACATTTTAGTCATTATAGTTTTTTTCTCTCTGAAATCAAATGGAGATTTTTGGCTATCGGTTTTGTTAGATGTTGCTATATAAACATCATTCTTTCCGAATTTTGATACAAGTTGTTTGTATGTGGCGAAATGCCCTTTATGAAACGGTTGAAATCTGCCGGAATAGACAACTATTACGTTTTCCATTTCGACAGATTCTCCTAATATGCTTTCTACTAAAAAGTTAGATAATTCACTCATTAAATATAGTATTACTCTTTATACTATATAAATATAGAATAAATTTTTATTGGTTAGCTTGGCCGGATGCTTGTTGTTCAGCTAATTGCTTACGAGTTGGTGCACCTGGTTGATATTGAACAGTACCCTCTTGAATGTTGATTCTACCTTGTGGATATTTTTCATCAACTTGCTCTCCAATTTCGTTTAATTGTTGTTGATACATTTTGTATTCATCATTACCTTTTTCTAAAAACTCATCCATACGAAGCAATTCTTCTTCAATTTGTTGTTTTCTAATGTAGATTCCTCCAAACTCCTGAATTAATAAAGCAGATTTTTGGTTTAACTCTTGAATTTGTTTGATTACATCTTCATCTAATTTTGCAGTTGCAATCTCTACGTTTTGTATTTGTGGAACATCTAATGCCATAATATTATTGTTTTGTTTGTTTATATATAAATATACTCTTTTTTAATTTTTATAAGAATTTTTCTAATTCTTTTATTACTGATTGTGGTGTTATTGATTTAGTACATTCAAATTGTCTATCCGTACCTTTGTGGTCGGGACACCAATTCCAATCCCCAGCATCTAATCTATAACGATTAAAACATCCTTCACATTTTCCTTTTGGTGCCGCAATTCTTACACAATCTTGCATCTCTGCCCAATCATATGAGAATCCACTCACCAATACCGTTGGAGTATTAACTGCCCAACTTAACCAACTTAAACCACTACCAATTCCTATAAATGCTTTTGATTTCCTAAGTTCATCAATTACATCACTTAAAGGACCGTTTGGATGTTTAACAATTCCAGTTGGTAATTTATTCCCCATATAATCATCTCCCTCTTTTGATATAAGTTTAACAGTGTATCCTTTTGAGTTTAACCAATCAACTACATACTGCCAACCATCTTTATTATTCCAAAATTTAGGTTGAGCCGTACCAAATACACCAATACAAATTTGTTTTAGTTCTGAATTTATTTCAATTGGATTTTGTTTTATTTTAGGTCTAATCTCCACATATTCCAATCCTAAAATATCCGAAGACATTTTTTGTAATGGTTGCTTTCGGAAATCGTTTGGATTTTTTAGTAGGTTTGGTTCATTGTTATCATTATAAAATAATCCGATTGAATACATTGCATATAAACCATCGGCCGCTTCACCTGGTTTAATAAACTCTAATTCAGGGTATTCATCTATAAATAGCTCATTCATAAATGTAGATGTTACAACTTTACAATTATGTTTTTTACGGAACTCATCTACATATGGAAACCAAGCCATCGTATCACCCAATGCTTTTGAATCTAATGGAATGTAAACTCTTTTATCAGTTGCATCATATAGATGTTCATACCAAAGTTTACCATTTTGATAAATTTGTATTTTCCATTCTATAAAATATTCATGTGTACATTTTGTCCAACAATTGTTTCCAATATTAGTAGAAAATATTCGTTTACCACTTCTATTATCTATAAAATCAACAACGTATTCTGCTTTATAAGGTCCTTTGATTTCTACAAAAGCACCTTTAACAAAATTAACTGATACGTTGTTTTTTACTTCGGTTATGTTATTTATATTTCTTTTTAAATTTTCGTATATCATACGTTCCAAGTTTTAATTGTTTGGTCTAATAATGAGAATCCCTCTGTCTGATTACTATACATTTTGTTTGTAGTGTATCGTTTCATTGGATATTTAGCAAATATGTGGTTGTACCATAAATCACCAACATCCCATTCACAATCTGCTATTCTATCTTTCCACCATTGTTTATCTTTGTTTCGGACTAAATACGCATGTGCAAGGTCTTGGTTATGTGCAGTTTGTGAAAATAAATCATCTACCTTTTCTTTTGAACGAGATGGGTTATTTGCCAATCCAATGTAGTACACATCATCTCTTTCTGAAATGAAACATGCTTTATGAACTATATCTACAAACTCTTCTAAGCCGGTATATATGAACGCATCTGCTTCGAATATAAGAGTGTAATCGTATTTAGAATCCAAACTATCAACTGCGTTCTTATGTGCTAAATAACACCCATAATGCCCACCAGTTATCCAACCCAATCCAGCACCAGGCCATAATTCACCCGGCTTATTATCTTTACTTATATGTTCCGGTCTTCTACAATGTTCAATAGGTGGAATATCCTTATACACTTCAGTTACACTTTGAGTATAATCAATTCCATACTTTTGTAATTGTTTTATAGAAGCAATACTAATATATTCTCTTGCATTAAATGGAGATGTTAATAGATGTTTAATTTGTATTCTTGGTTTCTTTCTTAGGAATGCTCTATAATATGTTTTATCAAATTGCCCATAAAAGAAATCATCAACTGCTTGAGTTGTTTCGGTTGAAATGGTATAATCATCTCCACTAATAATTCCACCCGGTTTTACTTTTTTATACCAAGAGTTTAAATCATTAGTAACTTCGGTATATGAGTGTCCTCCATCAATCATTATGTAATCAATACTATTATTCTTAAATTGATTAACTGCATTTAGTGAATCATCTTTTATAATATCAAATAATCCATAATTGTTTGATAGGAGTGTATTATCAATGAATTCAGGAAATAAATCTCCGTTATAATCTTGTATTACAGGCGTATGCCACTCTTCCGATGGACTTCCCTTAAATGTATCTATGGTTGTAAAGTGAATACGTTTACCAGATTCTTTTATTTTTTGAACCATATAGTTGGTAGATTTACCCATCCATGCACCAATCTCCACAAATTCACACCCATCATATCCAGCCTGAACTATATCTTTGTACATATCTTTATAACTAAACCATCCACTTATTTCACCAAATTCAGGTTTTAATTGTTCCAATATAATTTTTTTAGTTTCAGGTACATTACCATCAATATAAGTTACCAATGGATTATTATCGTATGTATCCAAATAAGTGTGTAATCTTCTAAAAATACAAGGTAGTTTATACGATAGTGCTTCTTTAATTGATAATGGATTTAATTCCCAAAGTGTTGAAAAGTAAAAGAAATCGGCCGCTGCGTAAAACTTATCAGCATCATTTCGTTCTCCCCATATTACACAATTAGATGGTTTATCTTCCATTAAAGGTTTCCAATAATCCTCAAAGTTCATAGCTTGATTTCCTACAAAGTGAAATTTGATTTTGTACTTTTCTAGTAATCTAGCTACCTCAAATATTTCAGCTTGGTTTTTGCCGGGAGCAAACAATCCCATATTGAGAACGTGCTTCCAATCTTTTTCAAATCCCAATACCTCCTTTGCTTTATCTTTATCGTATTTGATATCTTCAATTGGATACTCCCATAACATAGTATCAATACCCAAATGTTCAAACTTTTTTCTACTCCATTCAGATACTAAAATATATCTATCGGGTTGATAAATAATTGCATCAGGGTCTGTAAATGAACCATGTGTTGATGATATAATAAAATACTTACGATTGGTATCCCAAATTTTATCTAATATATCATAATCCAAATCATGCTGTGGAATTTCCTGAAAGTGTATAATATCAGGTTCAAAATCATCTATAACTTTTAGTATATCCGATTTATCCTCATATAAAGTGTGAATGGGAACTAATGCTTTGATTTTGTTTTTTTGAACCACAAATGCATCACCACCACTATTTCTTACTTCAACTACCTTTATTTGGTAATCTTTGTAGAAATGTTCAATTTGCTTTAATAGGTATTGTGGAAGCCCTCCAGTAGATAAATGGGGAGCAACGTATAATATTTTTTTACGTGGATTGTTCATTGTAACAAATATACAAAACTTTTTTGATATTTCCTAATTTTCTTGATAAGTAATTGTACCATCTGCCAAATCTATTTCTGCGGATGGATATGTTTTTTCCAATACCCTTAAAACATCATTTAATTCTTCGTTTTTTTCATCAAATGTTTTTTCAACACCCATCAATGAAAGATTTAAGTTTTTTAATTCCTCATTCAACGCTCTAATTTGTAAGTGTGCAGTTCCAATTGTATTTACCAAACCATTTATTTCAGTTTGCAAATTAACCAATTTTTTATAGGTTTCCTCTGCTAATTTTTCAGTTTTAATAGCCATAATTTTATTCTATATGTTTATATATAAATATATGTTTTTTACTTTTTAATAAATTAACAAGTATTACCAGAACTAGTAGCTGCTCCATTTCCAGATGTTATAGTTGGAGTAGTTCCATCCAATACACATATAGTTCCAATATTAGTACTTGTTCCAGACGTATCGGTGAATGAGAACGAATCACTACCTCCAGCGCAATTTGTATATGTACCAGTTACAGTTTCATTAGCATTATAGTTAAATATATTAAAAGTGTAACACACCGGCGGTGTTGGCGGCGGTGATGGTGGTGTTGGCGGCGGCGATGGCGGCGTTGGTGTAGCGCCATAGCAAGATGCATTATTACAATCAGCTACCGAAGAACCTACTGTATCATCATATGATTGAACACCTACTTCATTTTGAATTGTATAGCAATATGATGTACCTCCTGATATTACTACTGTACCTGTACCATAATAGTTAGTTCCACCATATACAATGTAATTTGTACTATTATCACATCGTGTAGCATTGTAATAATATACAGTTGGTGGTGTTGGCGGTGGCGATGGAGGTGTTGGCGGTGGTGAACCTCCACAAGATGTTCCAGCAGTTGCAGTACTACCACCACTAAAATCCCAATAAGTTGAACCATTTGAATAGAAACCATTTGATACATATTCACCACTATCACCAGTTTGTGCACCCAATTGTGTATTGTACAAATATGTACCACTACCAATTGAATTACTTGTACTCCATTTCGTACCCATATTAGTATATGTACCATAATTAGTACATGCGTTTACACCACCACTAGCATCATACGCTAATAGGAATGAATACGTTGCCGGTGTAGGAGTTGGTGATGGTGGGGTTGGCGATGGCGGGGTTGGCGATGGCGGGGTTGGCGATGGCGGGGTTGGTGATGGAGGTACAGGCGAACCACCTAAACAATCATAAACAGTAGCTACAACACCAGCCGAATCAAATGTAACCGCATATCTAAATCCAGCATTTGTATCATATAACATAGCATAATTACCACTATAAGGGTCACTATTATATGTTTGTGTTGATAATGCAGAATTATCATATATTACCAAACCATTTGTAATTGCAAAACTATAAGATATATATTTAGTCAATCCACTTGTTATAGCACAAGCTGCTGCGGTGGTATTATCACCCGGTGGATTACCCAATTGAATAGTTCTATAAGATGGTGGTGTTGGTGGTGTTGGTGATGGTACACTTAATCCATAAAACTCAGAAAATTGTAAATCATTAGTTCCATTTGTAGCATAAGAAACACTATAAGCAGTACCAGCAGTTGCTAAATCTATTTGAGTACCAGATATAATACTTCTATCGGTATTCATATCATCCATTGAAATTGGTCCTGATGCCTGTAATGCCATTATTTATTTCTTTTTAATTCTTCAATTTCTGCTTTCAATTCTTTTATTGCCTCAACTAATACAGGTACTAATTTTGTATAATCTATTGTTAAATAGTTTTCCCCAGATTTAGATTCATCGATAGTATTTTCTTTCATATCAAATGGTGCTAATGATACGATATCAGGAAATACACTTTGTACTTCTTGTGCCGATAAACCTAATTGTGTTTTGGTATCAGTATATCCAAATGAATTTGCTAACTCATTGGTTGTATAGTAAAATCCGTTTAGTTGAGATAGTTTATTTATTGCATTATCTATGTTACCCAATTTTGTTTTTAATCTTTCATCGGAAAAAAATGCCGTAATGTTTCCAGTTGCGGTTATATAACCATTGGCTGCGACTGCATCATATACTCTTACCCTACTGGCATTCATTATACCAACACAATCAATTGCATATCCACCATTTGGAGTACCAGTTGTATTAAATACTTTTAATCCACCATCAGTTACATATACTGCAGCGTAACTTGAACCAATGTTGTCACCATCTACCCACAAAGCCGGTTGTGAACCATCACCTTGAACAATAACACCTTCCTGTCCAGGAGTTGAATCCCAAGTTAAATAATTAGTAGCATTTCCAAATTTAAATCTAGCTTCACCATCAAACCAATAGTTATTTGCATCTATGTAAATACCATCATCAGTACCACTTACGTTTGCACCTATTTTCATAGTACCAGCGGTAACAAATCCACTAAACGCTCCACCACTTGCGTTTATCGTACCACTAAATGTACCACTAGTTGCGGTTATATTACCAGTTATGGTTGCACTTGTTGCAGTAACATCACCATTATTATCAACCCTAAATGGTGCTGTGGCAAATGAAGCGGTCCCTGCCCCTAACCACATTTGTCCGGCCGAATTTACGTGGAAACTTGTTGCATCATTTCCACCAATATTAATAGTACCACCACTAAGTTCACCCGTAAATGTACCACTTGCTGCGGATAGTGCTCCACTAAACGTACCACCACCATTTATATTAAGATTACTTCCATCCCAAGTTAAATATTTTGAACCATTACCTAAACTAAAGTAACCAGTATCGTACCAATAGTTATTTGCGTTAATGTATATACCAGTTCCACCAGTAACACCTACTCCAATTTGAGCTCCACCAATTGTAACAAATCCACTAAAATTACCAGAGGTTGCGTTTACAGCCCCACTAACAGATAAATTATTACCATCCCATGTTAATGAACCACCACTACCAACTAAAGATAAACGACTTGTGAAACCAGGAGAACCAAATGTACCCATCCATATACCACTATTTCCATATCCAATTGTACCAGTTTGACCTATTGAAATATAAGGTCTATTTACATTACCATAAAGAATAATATTAGCAGCAGAACCCAATGCGTTTGTACCAACGTTAATTGTATTTTGAACATATGATTCTTCAAAAATTGCAATCTTAGCTGCCACAAACAATTCTTGTGTTCCTAATGCTTCCCAATAATCAGTATCAATTCCCGGCGTTTTGTAATTTAAATAAGTTACATAACCACCAGCGGAAGCATCACCAACAGAACCAGAGAAGTATGTATTTGCACTTGGATTTAAATAAGTAGTATCCCCACTACCCGATTTAGCTGCATAGTATGTTCCACCAGTTCCACCATATAAAACCGCATCTCGTCTTCCAATAGATGGGTCATAATAATATTGGTCAACAGTTGAACTCCAAGGACCTCTGAATACAATACCAGGTCCAACTTTACCTTCCAATTGAATTGCCATAGATTGTGTTTTGAAAAGAACTTGTTTTCCATTTTCAAAATCGATTCTATAAACAACAGCCCCAGTTAAAATTGTTGTTGGTGATGTCCATCCAATTACGTTTCCAATAGTAGCCTGTCCACTAACAACAGGCACTGTACTACCAGAAACCAAACTACCAGCCAATGTTATATTAGCTGATTTAGAATGTATTGTTACTTTGTACTCACCCAATGAACCAATGTTATTTCCAAATGGGTCTTGAGATTGTGCACTAAATGAAGTTACGGCAGTTAATGTTGTATTACCTTTTGATGCCACTATTGTTGTACCTGTATTTGTAAATGATATTGTACCTTGTACCGTATATACAATCGTAGAACTTTCATTTGTTAGATACCCATTATATGATTTTATACCTTCCCGTATTCCAGTAATTGTAATAGAATCCTGTGCTTTAATTGGTGCAGCGGTTGAACTACTACCATCTCTCAATGTTACTTTCCAAGTTGCAATTTCACCAGCAGCAACCGCATCTTCAGGTCCAATTGTTCTAGTTGCAACTGCCGTTATAGGTCCTTGTGAAACATCATCTTTGAAAAATTGATAATATTTTGAACCCGATGTATTAAATGCGGTTGCTACTAAAGTAATACCATCCGTTGGATTAACAACTTGTCCATCACTATCATATGTTACACTATACGATGATGCTGCTAATTTAACACTTCTTGCGGCAGATGATGCAACATTTTTTGTAATGTTTTGAGTTCTTTCAAATACTGATGATGTAAATCTATGACCGGGTCCTAATGAATATGGATGTGCTAAAATATTATAAACAATACTAGCTGATACATATGGATAATCAAATCTACTAAATGATGCAGTAACGGTAGTAGTTCCAACCCCACTTAAACTTGCGGTTATATTTTTACTAGCTGATGTTAATAATCTAAATGTACCAGGCGAAGTTGATGCTGTATTAAATACCAAAAACTTACCAGCTTCTTTTAATTGAATTGTAGTTTGTGCGGATGCGTATGTTGATACATATCCAACCTCATCGGCATTTAATGTAATATTAGTGGGTGTTATTATTACATCAATTTGCGGAGGACCATCAACTGCTTTTGTATAATTTTGTACTATACTTTGCGTATATATTGATGATGTGTAATATGGATGTATAATCAATGGATATGTTATACTACCACTTAAATCCGTAAGATTTGAAGATGCGGATACTATTAAAGATGCCGTATATGGTACTCCAAACGATGATGTAAAGTGTACATTACCCGGAGTTATATTTTGTGAACTAATCGAAGATGATGCAATGTGGAATGTACCAGCATCTCTACTACCAGTAAATACCAAATATCTGCTACCTTGCTTTAATTTAATATCAGTTATGGATGGTTTGTAATCCAAAACAATTCCTTCCGAATTTGAATTTAAAGTCACATTAGCAGGTACTACTTCAAATACAATACTTTCATCACCCGGTTTTCCTTGCGGAACTATTGTAAATGTCTTATCTAAACTTATAGATGATGATGTATAATCTTCAGTATAAGTTAAAGTTACAGTTAATGTTTTACTTTGAGATATTGGTAATCCTGTATATGAACTAATTGCTCTTGATGGAATTGTTCTTTTCTTTTCATCAATTGCTACTACCGAAATATTTGGATGAAATTTACCAGTTACATAATACATCCAATATTCCGGCTCATAATCTAAATTTAAAGACATTGATGGGAATACCTCAAATGATGCGGTAAATGGTTCTACGTTAGTTCCTCTTTTATAAAATGAACCAGTAACACTTGCCGATACCGGTGTGAATATGGTTTGTGTTCTTGGATTAATAGTAAACGTATCCGTATTATATGCCATAAACCCAGCATCTAAACCATCTTGCAAATCCTCTAAATTTATAGATGATAATACAGATGCAGATGCTATAAACGCAGGTTGTTGTGTTATTGAACCAGAAGATAATATATAAACTACTCTTACTTTATTTATAGAATCTCTATTAAATATTGCATTGTAGTTTAGTTGTTTACTACCCAATTGTCCAGTGGATAATCCTTTAATATAATTTTGATTGACTGCTTTTTGTAAATTGATAAACTTATCAGGTTCATTCAATGGGTCTAATGATGCTGATAATACGTGAAGTTGATAAGTATGCCACCCCTTTGGTCTTCCGATTGTATCATTTAAAATAATTTCATTAACACCATCAATTCTAACCGCTTGAATTTCTAATGAAGCAGTACTACTGTTTCTAATTTGAGTTCCTCTATAAGGTCTAATAATAAAGTTTACACCACCAAACCCATCCAATACTTTTGTTATAACAATAGTATCAGTAAATCCCTCCACTTCACCAGTTATTTGTAAATATTGTACATTTTTATCACTTCTACTACCAGTAAAGTTTGCAACAGTTAATATTAAATTATCAGGATTTGTTTGATTCAATACACCGGGATATTGCCCACCTGCGTATTGTAAAGCAGTATGAGTACTACCATCATAATCAAATGATTGAGATGTATATCGAACAGAACCAGTTAATAATGTTTTTACAACTTGAATGTTTATAGAAGTTGGCGGAACAGGGTTTGAGCCAGAATCAAATTGAAAATACAAAGATGATGGGAGTAATTGTAAACTTTTTTGTATTGTTTGTAAATTACCACCATTGAATGTTTTTTGTTTTTCAACTAATACAGGTATATAATTGTTATTTATATCATAAAACTCAAATTTATATATAAATGTTTGTACCGGTAAACTTCTTGGTACTGGTTGTATAAATGTTATTTCATCGGGTGAAAATGCTGTTTCTTTGGATGCTCGTAAACTAACATTTGCAATATACCAATTACTACCAACTACCTCAAAATACAATCTAGCATTTTGAATTTCTTCAGCTTTTATATTATTGGTGGATATTGTTTTTTGTAATAAAGAATCGTTTGATGTTATTGTAGTTATATTTTGTTCAATTTGAACAGCTCCTCCATTCAAAGAACCACTTAAAAATACTCTTATATAATTATTAGCCGATACATTAGCACCCAATCTAATATTAAAATCTAAAGTATATTCTACATCTTTTGTTATAGGAATGTATTCGGATGTGTAAAATCTATTAACACCGGATACACTATCTAATTTAGCAGAATCGTACAAATATGTTTGATTGTAAGTAGCTGTTATATTTGCTGAAGATTCAATCCAATAATTATTGATAATATTGGTTGTAAATAATCCGTAATTTTCTTGGTTTTTGGTTGTTGTAGCTAAATCTACCAACAATTCATTTGCTTCTAATGCTATTTCTTGTACAAATTGATAATCAGATAAATCAGTTTGTGATTTTCTAAATACTTTAACTCTAGCAACATCCCCAACAAAAGATGTTAAATCGGTAAGTGTTATTTTTGCAAATGAACCAGTTAATGCAGTTGCTAAATTATCAAGACCTTCTGTGTAATTAAATGTAGTTGTATATGGTGTATTTGTGAAAGAACTTACTAATCCATTTTGGGTGTATGGAGTTGTTACGACTAACTCCGTTTTGTTTATTACTTCTTGAGCAGTTGTTGTATAATCTAATGATGGTATGCTTATTGTATTTTCAACAACAGATCCAGTCCATGCACTAAAATTACCCGTATCGGTAATTTTTAATAAATAAGATGTTGGTAATGTGTATTGACTTAAATTAGTTCCAGCAATTGGAAATAATGGTATTCCTGTTACATTTCCTGTATTTGTTTTTGGAGTTACTACATTTGAAAATAATGGTTTTACAATTTCAGTTATAGATACTTTAGGTCTTTTATAAAATCTAACTTTATCTTCATTTGAAAGAAATTTATTTATTTTTACTCGTCTTTCCCATTTGCAATTATAAACTCCTTTCCATTCGGTTGGTACATCTTTAACAACACCATCGTTATCTACATATGTTTTTAACTCACCTAATACAGTAACGATTGCCTCACCAATAGGAGTATCTTCATAGATATGAACCGATACAATTTTTGATATACCTTCATAATATTCAGGCACACCATCACCTGGCTCATAATAAATTGGATTACCCTCAACATCAAGTATTTCTAATTTAATTTCAGTACTTTCCAATAGATGCTCAGAACCTTCTATTTGAAATCCATTTTTACCTCCAGTTAATGTTTCTTTAAATTCACTAATTCTAAAATAGTCGGAATTGGGATTTGTATCAACAATAAATGTTTGAAAAGTTGTTAATTTTTCATTTAAGGTTGGTGCATATTTTTTAATTCTTGCCATTATATATTTCTATTAGTTCTCAATATAAATATTCACAAAAAATAAAAATTTCCTATTTATTTTAGAAAACTAAAGAAATATAAAGAATTGTTTAGATTAGTTCAATACCACCAGTAATAGTGTGACACAATTGGTTGTACCATTCATAATCAGAATCTGTAAATTTTATTTTGAAAGGTATTCTTGCTAAACTCAAAGCTATTGCAGCTCCAGTCCTTACTGTTACAACTTGTTTAGCTCCAGCAGATAGTTGTAAATTTTTTATTATTGAATTTGATTCATTTAAATTTATTGCATCAAAATCTTGCAATTGTGGTGAATATAACTTATCTATTTTAACTAAATTATCTTTATAGGTATAATCTATATTACCATAATTTAATTTATATTCGTAATCTACACCAAACCCATACTCTTCTGCAAAATGTTCACTAAAAAATTTAATTTGTTTGGTAGAGTATTGTTCATTATCATAACCAAAGCAGTAAACATTATCATAATAGTTATTAAATTTTTTGTTTAATATACCACTAATATTACTATAAGGTCTAAAACAACAAGTTGTCAATGGGATTTTCCATTCCTCTATTGATGAAAATTGAAAAATATGAACTTTATTTACAAATTTTTCATATGATAATATTTCAACTAATTCATTATAATATGGTGTATTATCACAAATTGCCCAATCAATTTTTGTATTATATTCTTTACAAAACCAAGAAACAATTGGTAATATGTGTAAACAATCACCCAATCGCATAGCTGTAGCAAATAATACTTTTTTAGATTCCATTAAATATAAATATTATTTTTTGATATAGTTATATCTAAAGAATTCTAAAGAATATGAAAAAATATGCAATGATACAAATTGATGCGGAAGTGCATCTTATGTTGAAAGAATTTTGTAAAGATAAAGGTTATAAATTAAATGGTTTGGTTGAAGCTTTGATAAAAGAAAAAGTATTACCAAAACCCCAACCAAAAAATATATTACCATCTGTTAAAAGTTAATCTTACTGAAACCATTATCTTTTTTAATTTCAATTAGTCCATCTACAATATCTCTCATTTGCTCTAAGTGAGAAATCATCCAAATGAAATCAAATTGAGTTTTAAGATATTGCATCATCATAAATAGGGATGATAGATTATCGGAATCCAATGTACCAAACCCCTCATCAATTACTAAGAAGTTTGGTCTAGGTAGATTACATATGTTAATAAGAGCAACTCTGATTGCCAATCCACTAACAAACTTCTCCATACCACTACACATTTCCAATGCCCATTCCTGGTCATCGTAAACTATCTTAGCGTTGATGTTTTTACCATCAGTATCCATTACAATTCCAAAATCAACAACCTGTCCTAATATGTTATTAATCTCTTCTTCAATTACAGGTAGAGCTTTAGTAATCAATTCATATGGAATTCCATCTCTCTTAACCGCATCTAAATAAAATGTGTACAATTGATTCTTTGTTTCCAAATCCTTAACCTCAACCATCTTAGCTTTCATATCTTTGATGAATGTGTTAATAGAACCGGTATCGGATGATAACTTTAGAAGTTTCTTTTTAGCACTTTCTATCTTACTTTCAATTTCTTTTTTAGATGTTGTTAGTTCTGATATTTTGGTTTGTATTTCTTTGTTTTTAGAAATAGTTTCCAAATTATCATTATAACGTTGGATATCCCCCTCAACTGCTTCCAATTGGTGTTGGAATAAACGCAATTGAGTTTCCATCTGCTCTAACTCCAATTTGGTACTATCAGATAATGTATTACCTTTCTTTTGTTTTTCGGTTAAAGAAATCCACAAATCATATTGAGATTTAACATCTTTTAATGATTGTAGGTTTTCGGTAATTGTTTTTGAACCTCTTTCCAATTCTTCTAATACAATCAACTGCTCCCCAACTATCTTTTCGGTTTCCTTTGCATCCTTTACAAATACGTTGTTCATACAAAAATTACAATTAGGGTCATACTCATGCTTTTCTAAATGAGATAACTTTTCTTTGTTAGCATCTAATGATATGTGTAATTTATCAATCGAATGTAATGATGATGTGTATGTAGATTGAAGAGTTGTAAATTTAGTGTACATATAATCAATTGGATTACCATCGTATAATTTACTTTCTGTAATACTCTTTCCGATTTGTTCTAATGCAGATTCGTACTCTTCCAATTTAGATGCCTTATCGGTCATCTTTTCAATTTGCTTTTCAATACTTTCATCCAAATTTGATTTTTTGGTATTCAAACTATCAATGTTTAAATTACCATCCATTGGAGTCAATTGTTGTGATAGCTGAATAATTTCTTTTTCCAACTCACTCTTTTGGGTTTCCAACTCTTTGGATTGAGTATCCAATGTATCAAACTCTTCTTTCTTTTCTTTGAGTTCACTTTGCTTTTCTGCTAATTCGGAAGTAAAGTCGGTCCTCTTAAAATTTCTGATAAGTGTTGTTACCTCTTTAATATCTTCACTAGCCGTTTCATATAATTTATCAAAGATAGTTAATCCCATAAATTGAGAAAGTAATTCCTTTCTTTCACTTTGAGATTTATCAATGAATAGGGCATTGTTTCCCTGCAATGATAAGGCAGTTAGAACAAAATCCTCATACCTACCAACATACTGCTCAATGATGTTATTGGTATCTCTACGTTCCGTTCCATTTAGAATTTCCGTACCATCTCCATTCTCTTTCCAAAATTGTACATCTACCTTAACACTCTTACCCTTACTAACTGTCTTTGCTTCCCTTTGAATAAAGTACCTTACCCCATCAATCTCAATCTCCAACTTACAACTAAAGGTATCCTTACGATTGTTTAGAATGTTACCTGCTTTGAATGCTCTACTACACTTATCAAAAAGACAGAATGAAATGGCATCAAAGAGTGAAGATTTACCTGCTGCGTTTGGTGCAAACAATCCCATCAATCCACCTACCTTATCAAAGTTGATTGTATTATCCTCCCCATAAGAGAACATATTACTGAATTCGAATCTTACAGGTTTCCAATGAATATTTCTATGAATATCTTCCGTTACGATTCTACTATTTACATCTCTATTTATCGTTTCTAAGCCCTTCAAATCCTCTTCGGTAGTGTATGGAATCATTCGTTTAACATACTCCGATATGAGAGAGTTCTGGTGGTTAATATCCGATATATCTTCGAAGTCCAACTTACTACTTCTATTACCCGTCTTACTCTTTGAGAATGAGTCTGTCCGAATGATTGTAAAGTCATCTACGTTGTACTTCATCTTAATCTCCGTTACCACTCTTTTAGTATCCGCAGTATCGGTGTTGGATAATTTAACCCGTAAACGGGGATGTACAGGCATATCATCCACATCAGGTACAATACCATTATCCACATTCATAGTGTAGTATCCGTATTCGTTTTGGATATCAACTTCTTCATAGTTTAGAGTATCCATATCCCAAACTACAAATCCATGCTTATCTAAACTCTCTCCAAAGTTTTGTTGTACCAATGAACCAGCATATACAATCTTACATCCTGCTTCCGATATGATTTCTTGTCTCTTATGTATATCTCCCAATAGAGCTAAATCAAACCCATCAAATATCTCCGGCTTAAAATGTCTACTACTTACCACATATCCTACATCGGTTGTGGATGTATCCAATGGTCCGTGAAATAGTGCAATCTTTTTATTACCAAATAGTTTATCTGCTGTAATCCAATTATCTCTTTTATCAAAAATAGAGAATACTGAAAAATCAATGCCTCCAATTGAATATACTTGCGTATCTCTAAGGTAATGAAAGTTTGGTAGATTCAATGCATCTACGATTGGAGTCAGAACATCTAATCTATCAGAGTTGTTCATATTACAATCGTGATTTCCTGCTATGAGGATAGTTTCACAATGTTTAGAACACTCCGTAAATAACCAACTAATTTCTTTTAATAATTCAGGACTCATTTCCAATTTAGCATGGGCAATATCTCCAGCTAAATAAATGAGTGAATCTTCCGTTCCCCTCTTACTAATCTCCTCAAACATTTTTTCAAATACTTGTCTATATTCGTTGTGTCTTTTTACATTACGGATATGAACATCTGCAATGTGATATATTCTTTTTATACTCATACGTTGTTTAATTTGGCAAGGACTAAATCATCCCAACCAGTTTCAGTAGTAGTTTTAATAAGTTCGTTTACTCTTTCGTATCCCAACTCCCCAGCATCTTTGCCAGTAGGTATTATATTTTTAACTTTAATTCCGTTTTTAATAAACCATTCTGAATGCTTTGTGGAATCTTCAATAGCATCTGAATCTAACATTATGGTAATTTCTTTTACACCTTTTTCAAAAATCTTATTCTTCAATTTACTCAATAGGAATTTACCCAATAGAGGAATCACATTTCTCTTTACTGAGAATGCATCAAATGCCCCCTCAACTAATGTGATGGGTTCATTCCAATTGATTTGATTTTCAAACACAATAACATCTCTATTAACGGGTGGGTTTTTGTATTTCATCTTTTCATCCTCATAAAAAGAACGAGCAATAAAATAATTTAACTCACCGTTATCATCATAGGATGGTATAATAATTCTACCACCATATAATCCATCTTCACAATATCCAATGTTATACTTTACAATCTCCGATTCTTTAATACCTCTTTGTTTTAGGTAATGGATTGCAGTATTGTATATTGGATTGAATAGACCCGATGGTTTAAAATACAATTGTTTGAACTCTTTGGGTAATTGTAGTTTGATTACATACTCTTCCGTTGGCGAATATACAGGTTCATCTCCATAGATTTTATGTAACCTATCCAAATCTCTCCTATCAACATTTAGTTTACGAAGAAGAGATGTGATGGAACGACCTTTGGAGTTACACACCCAACAATGCCATTGTTGTGTATCTAAATTGACTTGTAGTTTCTTTTTGTGATGATGGCAGAATGGACAATGGTGTTGTTGCTCATTTCCTTTAAGAGATGAACCAACACCAAGCGTTGTGTCTAAAATCGATATAACTACAATTTTATTTTTACCAGATAGCATAATTTGGATTATAATCTTACAAATATACGAAGATTATTTTACAATTCCAAATTAATGATTAGAATTTTTTACATCATATAAGAAATCTGCTAAAAACTGCATTTTCTTTGTGATAGTTTCTTTTGGGTGATTTTGCTCAACCATAGCTTTTAAATCTAATATAGATGCTGCTGCAATTTGTACTGCATCATCTTTTGCATTTAAATATGCTTCGGAGATTCCGTATTTTTTTGATATTTCAGGTATTGTCATAACTTTTGTGTTTAAAGTAAATCCCTACGATAGAATTTACCCATTAGGTTTTCGTTTATTGCATTATCATCGGCAAGTACATTATAATGAAACTGCCAATAGATTTCGTAATATGTTAATGATTTTTTAGAGAAGCAATATTGGATGATTTCTCTACTGAATTCTTCAGCCTTACCTTCCTTTATTTGTTCTTTAATCCAATCATTTGAAGAAAAGTATTTTTCCCAATCTGATGATTTGGTTATTGTTCTTTTTCTTTTTTGTCCTTTGAGTGGTGCTAATTTTCTAGTTGATGTAAGTGATTTCTTACCTATATAGTATCTACCAGTTGGAGTATGAATTATTTTATATACGAATCCCACCGCACCAACAGGCACGTCTTCTTCCGTAACAATATTTCCCTCATATAACCAACTCATTTTATTTCTTTACAGTAGTTGAGTAAATTTTATTATTTACTTTACCACCCCTTGCTTTTTCTAATCTGCTATTATTTTTTATTAAATCAGCAGAACCAACAAAAGGAAATTCAGTACCAATTGGAGTTTTATCTTTTCCTTTTTTATCTATTTGAGCAGTTTTAGGTCCACTCTTTCCGTATAAATCTAATATTGATGCCATTTTATTATTTCTTTATGTATAAATATAAAACAAAACTATTTTAAGTATCAAACCTTATAATAAAGTTTACAGGATAATCAGGTAATGATTTTATTGGTTGTGGTAATTTAGCAACAGCAACCATATTCAATTCATTATCATACAATCCTATTGTTGTAATATACGGAGCTAAATACGAACCTGTTCTATCAGTAGTTGCCAACTCATTATAATCATCCCAGCTTCCATATTTTGTTAAATCTAATTTTGATTGTATTCTATAATCCAATTCAGTTCCATTATTTAATTTTGTTAATTTTTTAACAAATTTAATTCCAGAATCATAAACTTCTTTTGTAAATTTATTATTTCCAGTTATATCATTAGGGTCAGTAAAAACTATTGTTTTTTTACCAGCACCACTTTCATAAACAGCTGTTGGGTTTTGTGAATAGTTAAATTCATTTTCTAAAACTGATATGAATATTTCGTTTTCATAAATAGTTTTAGTAGAGCGATACTCTAATCTAAAAGTATTAAAGTTTGAACCAGATGTAATATCTTTAGTTACAACAACCATACCCCTATCATAAAATATATTACCTTTTATATTATTACCCGAATCTACTAAATTTGAGTATCTATCATCGGTGTAAGTTATACCAGTATCATCATCTAATAAAGTAACACTACCAATTTTTATACCCTCACCATACATATTTTGTGGAATTGAAAATACCACTAATTCATCTTCCAAATTTCTTTCATTGGTTGATGCATATGATTTTCGTAATCCAACTTCAGTTAAAATTGATGCCGTTGCCGTATTACGATAGAATTGAGCTTTAACCGAAGCGTATAAACTTTTTTTAGAAACACCATAACTAACTTCATCGATAGTATCATCAAAGTTACCACTACTCCCACTTAAAGCAAATGTGGGATGTATATCATTTTCATCCAATGACCATTCTTTATAAACCCTAAAAGGTCTAATAATAATATCGGATTTTGGAATTTCTTTAATCATTTAATTTATTTACTTTTATATAAATATGAATAAAAAGAAAAACCCCCAACGAATTGGGGGTCTTCAATTTATCTAATTAATTGTATTAGAATGATAATTTAACTTTAATTAAAACTTCCTTATCAAATGATTTTGCAATTGGTTGAGATGTTTTAGCCACCGCAATTAATTCGTTTGCATCATTTAATAAACCTATTGTTGTAATATAAGTATATGGGTCAGTTTTAAATGTAGTTTCAACAAATGTTCCATCTGTATTTACATACGTTGGGTTGTTAGAGTAGTTGAACTCTCTATTTGTTGCTCTTACAAAGAAATGCTGAGTTGAAATGTTTTCAGTTCTTCTCATTTCAAAATCACCACCACCTTTAATAGATTGATATAATCTAGCTTGATTTATTTGTTCTTTATCAACAGCCAAATTACCAGCCAAACTACCACTAATAATAGTAGAACCAATTGGGGTATATACTCTTTGAGTTAATATATCACCAACTTTAGATGAGATTGCGGATGGATTCAATACGATAAGTCCTCTATCAGGATAGAATAATCCATATCCCAATCCGTTTGGTGCAGTTGTTGTAGTTACAGTTGCTGCGTTTTGAGTTCCTAAATTTAATGTACCATGAACAACTTTAAATACTCTACCACTTAAACCATCCTCGTCACTAAATTTCTTACCACTATCATCAATAAAAGTAAATATTCCGTTAGAACCACTTAAACTTAATGACCAGTTACCAGCATCAATTTTTTCTCTAAATCTATTTCTAGCTAAGTTGATTACATAGATATCATTTGAATCTGTTGATATGTTTGAACTATTATCAAATGAGAATTTACTATCAGTTGGGTCTAACAACATTGAACGATATTGTGCATATGTTGCTTTTGTTGCTAATAATGAGTTATCATCATTTGATAATGTAATTGAACCACTACCATCAACGTGTCCATATGCTACTGCAAATTGAACTTCTGCAGTTGTATCCGTTTCTGGATTTACCGAATATGCATTGTAGTAATAGTAACCACTTTTATTAGTATTGATTGCTTGAGTTGATGATGTAAAGAATGTAGTTAATGAACCAGCATCTCCACTCCATAAACCAGTAGTTACTACTTCAGTTTTTGCGTTTACTTTATCAAATTCTCCAAATCTTTTGTATATTCCAGTTGTAGTTCCAGTACCAGATGCAACTTGCTGTCCAGCTGGTAATGCTCTATTAAGAGCTGCAACGACTTCTTCGGATGTGAACGTACCAGCGTTTACTATTCGTAAAATCTCTGCCGAAACTGCTGCGTTATTTATTAGTGCCATTTTCTATATTTTATTATACTGTTTGTTTGTATGTTACAGTTACCGGTATTGTTTGAGAACCTCCTGTTTCATTACCATAAACCGTTATTGTTGTTGCAACATCGATAGTTAAATTAGGATTTGGAGTAAATCTAAATTCCAAACCACTAACTACTTGTGCGGTTGTTGTAATTTCTTCGCCTAAGAATACAGGAATAGTTCCAGTTCCAGTTGCTCCAGAAGTTACAGTTAATGTACCTGCTCTTTGGTCTGCTAATACAACAGTGTATCCAGCATTTTGATTTCCAGCAGGAGAAGTTGTTGGAGTTAATCCCACACCACCTTCGGTTTGATTTACTGCAATTGCAGTTACACCCAATTTAACCACTGGGATTTGTGTTGTTCCTTTTGGTAAAGTTACCAATTTATATCTTAATACTTGAGTCTCATCAGGAGATGCTTCCGTTACAGGAATTGCTCTGATTGCTGAATCATAATATGCCGAACCTTTTGGATGTGCTGGTTCGTATAATGTATAATCAATTTCATCATCTGCCAAAGCGAACTTTGTAATGTTTAGAGATTGACCGGATGCTAATTTTTGTCTACCTTTTTTGGTTAAAATTGCATCTACTGTTATTTCTGAATTATCTAAATATGCCATTTGTTATGCGTTTATTCTATATTATATAAATATAACTTATTTTTATTTTTCAATTACTCCACAATAAGTATTGGTTCACCACTACCTCTACCTGTTTTAGCAACTTTAAGTATATTAGGATTAGTAGTAAATATTTCAACCGGGTCTAAACCATCAGGTGTTGTTGCTGCAGTTTGCAAAGACCCATTAAAGTATGAATTTTGTAATCCTTTGGATAAATTGTTTACAAACTTATAGTGTGTTGGGAAATACCCATTTAATGAAGTTACTTCTGTTGTTTCGTTTCCAATAGTAATACTTCCACTAAATGGTAAAACCGAAACTTTATATCTGTATTTTGTGTTTACTATATCTTCATATAAAACTTGCTCACCTAATGGAGCACCATTTACAGGCCATCCTTTTGTTTGAGTTGAAACTTTTGTAGTAAATTGTTCTTTTACTAAAAATACACTTTTTCTACTTCCACTTGTTTGATAATTACCAAAAATAGGTTCAATAGTAGATACAATAGAGTTACCATTTTCTCCATATAAACCAAAACCAGCGTTTGCTAATGATTCAGGATTAATACCAACAATGGTTGTATTAAACGAATCAATTTCAGCAGTTATAGTGGCACCAGTTGGTATATATATTTCTACAGAACCAGTAGGTGGGTATGTCGGATATTCTGTTTCTATTAAATAAAGTTCAGATGTTGGTATTTCCGTTTCATATCCATTATTTTCCGATTCAATTAGATAAACTTCATCCGTATTTACTAAAGCATCATACGATGGTAAATCGGAAACCAATGTTGCTATTTGAGTTGCATCTATTAAAGCATCTTTACTTTCATATGATAACTCAATTTCATTATATTGCTGTGCATTTACAACACTTTCATAATCACCTCTTTCCGATTTTGGTTTATTCCAACGAATTTTACTTCTTTCTAAATAATGGGGTTCAATTAAAAGACCTTTGGAAACATTTGTTCTAGCAGGAGCTAAATCACTTAAAACATCAAATAAAGATTTATCAATATATCTTACTAATTGGATATATTCATTCATATTTCTATTCAATCTTTGAAAATAATATTTTCTTAAATCCGCAAGTTCTCTATATGAATCTTTGTAATCATCCGATGGGTCTCCAATATAGTTATCAATATTAAAATCTCCAAATGCTTTTACAATATCCATATTCAACTCCTTAATTGGAGACATGAATATACCCAATCGATTTGAATCAATTGTAGATTGGTCAAATGATTTTTTAGTTGCTCTAGCTTTATATGATAAATCACCCACCAAAGATGCTGATTCAAATCTTATTTTGTTTGAATAGTTTAATCCTAATGATGGTACAGTTGCCGTTACAGTTCTATCATATGGGTCGTATTGATATGGATAATTTGGTGCAACAAACATATTACTTGCCGTTGCCGAATTTTCACTATATTGAGTACTTAATGATACGTTTTTAATGTATGGGTCTAATATTCTATTTTTTGGATATTCAAAATCCAAACGGAATAGCATATCAGCGGTTGATGCAGTATATGAATTACCGTTTATTGCGTCTGGGTGTAATGTATGATTTTCAAATTTAGATGGTTGTAATGGAACTCTCCACAAACGGAATTCATCCAAACTACCACTAAAATCATTACCAATAGATACATATGAACCACTTTCCCAACATTCTTTTGTACTAACAAAAGACATACTTACGGAATTTATAATTCGTTGTCCATCGGATGTTTTTAATAATACTTCATAAATAGATGCAGATGATAATTGTCCTCCGATTGGATATCTATTTATTAACACATTACTATAATATTCAGTAGATAATGGAAAATCAGAACTACCACTAACAGTATCAGGCCCTAAAACATAATCAAACCCAGATGGAAAATATGTGGTTGATACAGATGCTGATATGAATGGTGTTTCTATGTAAGGTGCCGATAATGCATTATTACCCAACCCAAATGTTAAATTTGCAAAAGAACCAGTAGTTTGTTCTATATCTAAATAGAATTGAGAACTTGATATAATTCTGGTATTTTTTACACTATTTGGTTTTATTCTAAATTCAATACTTTGTGGATATGAACCATTTACCGATTTCCAAGGAACAATAATAGATGAATTATTTTGTAATTTAATTGCAGCAGTTCTATCATCAAATGTAAATTTAGTACTACCTTCTTTGGTTGGGTCTTGAGGTCCACCAAACTCCATTATTGTCAACATTGATTGAGGAACGCCATAACAAGCCATTACCGCTTTCATAGCTCTTGATGTTCCTTTATGTTTTAATAGATATGGTAGATTGTTTAGTATTCTTCTCCATATTTGATTGTTTGCTTCCTCTAATGGCATTGAGTATTTTTGAAAACCTTCTTTATTAGTTCCAAATGCATACTCCCAAAGAGAATTAGAATCAAATGCTATCTTAGAATCCCAACCCATTGATTCCAATAAGTAATAAATTAACTTATCAATTGCACCAGTAGATTGCTTTTCTTCTATTAAATGAACTTTCTTTAAGCCATTTATGTAAGCCCAAATAATATCAAAATGTTGACCAATCATATCTAAAAAAACTATGAAGTCATTATTATCATAATCTTCTTGTATAAACGTTGGTATATTATTTACTAAATAATTTGGATTATATTTATCAAATTCGGCGGATAGCTGTATTATACTATCATACCAATTTACAACATCCGAATCATCAATTGGTTTTAAAATATAAATGGTTAGTCCATTTATTGGATTAGTATATGTTGTTTTTGGATATGATAACGTATTTAAGTATTCGGTATCAGAATATAACCATTTTTCAAATCCATCAAATCCTCTAATTAAAGCATTTGCACTATCCAAAATCTTTTTAGCTTCAGAAATTTGAGCAGTACCTTTTGGTTGATTAATCTCCCAGTTAATTTCATCAAATATAAAATCTTCAGTTATTAAGGTAGCTCCATCATATATTAAAAACGAAGGGTCACCAATATTATTTGGATATTCAGCTAATAAACTTGAAGTTAAATCTACATATGGTTGGGTAAACGTATCTGCTATCAAAGCAGTATATTTGGTTTTATAATCTTCAATTAATTGTACCTTATAAAAAAAGTTGTTTACTCTTTCTTCAGCAGAACTAAAATTTACAAAATTAGTAAATAAATAATCAGAACCACTAGCATATGTTATATTTAATTTAGAAGTATCAATTCCAGTACTTTCTAAATATTTTGTTACTAAATCATTTGATGTTTGCGAACCACTTGCAATAACTTCATCAAATACTTTATATCCAATTCCATTGTCAGGTTCTAATGAAAAGTTAGGTCCTTTTAATGGAGGACATATATTATTTGTTTGTTCTGATAATGTTACAGTTTCAACAATTGGATTTGATTGTAATTTTGAAATCCAAACTTGTTGATTTGTTTGTATTGTAGTTGGTAGTGGTTCGTATAATTTTGCAATCAATGAACCAGCACTACCAGTCCAAGTTGTTATTACTTTATTATTACCATTACCTAAATGTAATAAATGCGTTAAATATTTAGAAGTTTCATCTTTAAAAATAGATGTATCTAATTGAGATAAAAACCCTTCAGCTATTCTATTGATTGCAACTTCTCTTGGAATTGTTAAATCACCTTTATCAAGATTGATTGTAATTATTTCATCTTTACCTGCTAATTGTTTAAAACCACTTATATTGTATGGTGTTAATACTAAACTTAAAGATATCTTATCATCGTTTTCAGATACAATTGTATTATCTAATTCATACAATTGTTTAAAATTTAAATCAACAAATCCAGATTTTGTAGCTGTTATTGAACTAGCTCCACCTAATTTTTTAATTTTAACAAAATCCGTATTAACAGAATCATATGATATTTTAAAATAAACATCAGCACCAATATAATCAGCTCCCTTTATTAATTTTGGATACTTAATATTTCGTATATCAGGCGTACCAACAAACATTTCTTCAACGGCACTAATTGCAAATTCTAATGGAGTACCATCCCCAACAGTTGAATTATATGGAACTAAAATAGTTTTATAATTTCCAATTCTATCAAATGCCGAGTCTGGTATTGTTATTACATTTGACTTATTTACATCAAATCTATATGTTTTTTTGTTTATATAAGCGGTTACCTGTTCAACCTTTCCACTTTTAATTAAACCAATTGGTAAACCTACATTTGAATTTATATTATATCGTTTTGCAGAATCTTCTTTATTTGATAATTCAATTGAAAATTGCGCAGAAATGGTTTGTTTTATTAAATTTGTTTCTGTATATAAATCTACATTATATGTCCCATCAATATTAAGTTCAGTTGTAAGACTTGGAGTATCCTTTGATGATTTTAAATTTTTCTTTGTTTTACCAGAATCAATATCAATTCCAATTAAATTATATAAAGATGCGTTTGCACTTATAAAAGTTATATTAGAACCTATATTTATTTTTATTTCAGTTAATCCTTGTTTTAATTTTGTAGTTTGTCCATTACTTGTAAAAGCAGCAGAATAATTAGGTCCAGACAAATTCACAAAAATAGTATATATAGTATTTTGTGGAATGTTTAATGGAGTATCTACAATAACAGGAACAGGTATATCACCAACTCTATCATCCGTAATGCTTGTTGCTCCTTTTAGTAAATTATTTAATCCTTCTGTTGTTGTTGGTAAATTAAACGGATTTTTTGAATCTATAATTACATCCGGCTTGTCATCATATTTAATAGTAGTGTATGATGGCATTACAGTATCACCCAATTGTGCAGCTTGAATTTGCAATGGAATACCACCAGGTAATCCAGTATTTTGTGCCATAGATTCAGCTATACCAGCAATGGAAGCTGCTTGTCCTTCTGGTGTACCTATACCACCGGGAGCAGTAAATGATGCTACAGCTGCGGCAAGAGCTTTTTCATCAAAAGTTGCAGTTTGTAATTTCTCATACAAATCATAACTTATTCCAAAGCTGTCTGCTTCTGCCTTTTGGGCGTCGGTTAATGGCATGTTATATTATTTACTATAATTATTTATTTTTCAATTTATTATTAACCACAACCGGCTAAAGCTGTTTTAGTTACATTTCCATAAACAGTTCCAACATTAGCACAAACCATACTAGTCTGTCCAGCTCGAACTACTAAAGTTAATAATTGTGCATTAGGTCCAACATTGTATGTTACTTTTTCATCACCACCAGTTTCATTAACTAATTGATAATAAAATTTTAAAGGAGATTCTTGATTTGATGTTCCAGTGGGTAGTGTTTCTTCTAATGGTTCTACTGGAGGTCCTATTGGTACATCAGGAGAAAATCCAAATGGACTTGATTCAAATGTATAAGTAGGTGTTTGTGAACCATTATTTACAACCGAAGTTGGTCCAGTATTTGGTACAGCTCCTTGACCAGGTGCATATAAACCGCCGGGTAATCTTGTACCAGTTGTAGGGAGAACACCTGGTTCATATGGTTTAGTTGTAACACCAGTATTATCAAATGGATTCATAGGTACGATAACAGGTGGTGGAGTAACTGCAGCTGGGTCTTCTTTTTGTACTGCTGCACTTAATTCACTTGTCTTTGGCTTTAATAATGTTACTTGTCTTAATATAGGATATGATGTATCAATTATAGTATCCGTTTCATTTCTCTGAAGAATATTTGTAATATCATCGAAACTAGCTAAAATCCCACTATCAAATGTTGATGTTGATTTTACATCTTGCTTAATTAAATAATAATTAATAGTTTGAATTAGTACAAGTTTTGCAGTGTTTAATATATCATCAACAGATAAAGATAATAATGGTGTTGTACTTCTAGGTTGTCCATAATTTAATTCACCAATCGATGAGTATCTATTTGTAAATTCATATTGACATGATTGAATAAATGCATTACGAACTTTTGTAGCAAATTCATCAAAATTAGCTATTTTAAATTCTGCTTTTAATTTGTCAAACCATTTTGAAGTGTATTTATTTGTAATCAATTCTTTAACATAATCAGCTTTTGCAGTTTCAACAAAAGGAACTGCATTAATAATCGTATCTTCTCTAAAATTTTTATCGTTTACAAAAATATTAAATCTTTCTTGCAATTGTTTGTGTTCAGATAATCCTTTTTTAAGAGGATATAATCTTATTTCGGTTCTTGATGGAGATATTTCAGATATCCATAATTTATTATTTATATCTTCTCCACTTCCAGCTCTTTTATTAATTAAAGTTACTTGAATTTTAAATATACCATTTACATATCCTGCTTGACTCAATAAACGTTCAGCATCTATAAAATATTCTTTTGGAAATTTGTATTTTTGAAACAATGTTCCCTGTGGAATTAATATATAATCTTTTATATTTTGAGTTGTTAGTGGTATATATCTAACTAACCCATAATTAGCTTGATTTAATTGATTATCATTTATATCATATATAACAAGCTCAATAACATCGTAATCACTAAGACCAAAAAAAGATTGTAGATTTCCTTGCTCAAATACTTCTCTGTCTTGAGTTGAAATTCTATATCCTTTATTTTGTATTACCTCTTTAAATGTTTGTAATGCCATTTTATTTTTATTTATTAATCACCAAATGCGTTACCATATTGTTTTTGTAAATTGACAGATAACGTAACTGTAGATGTTTTTGATTTTATAGTTAATGCTGCTATATATAATGTATCACCCTGCCCAATTCTAGTTGGTGGTTTATCTGCCACCGGACCTGGTTTGGGTTTTATTGATATAATCTTTGTTTCTTGAGATTGTAGTGTAACGGATGTTGGTGCATATATTACATCGGCAGCAGGTCCACTTGTAAAAAATGTTAATGTTACTGCATCTTTTGTAAAATTGTATAGTTCAATATCGGGTCCATTAACCCAATTACCCTGGCCATTCGCATCGTATCTAGAATTAAATGTTAAATCAGCGTATTTAGTATCTGCTTTAGATATTACTTTAACTGAAAACTCCCTCCCTACCTTAGCACCTTCTGCTATTTTTGCGGTTTTTCCAGTCAATTGTTCTTTTAAATCTTCATTTTCTTTTAATAAAGCTTGGTTTCTTGCAAAAAGTGAAACTCTTTGTAATGATTCATTGGTTGCTTTTTGAATAGCTTTTTGTAATTCAGTTACAGTTGTAGCAATTTTACTATTTGCTTGAGTGGTTTGATTTTGAGCGGAAGCTACTACAAGTTCTTTAGAATCCATTTCTTCTCGTAAACTTTGAGATACAATTTGTAATCCAGATACTTTTGAATTTAAATTAGTAACTAATGTATTCAATCTTTCAACTTGAAAAGTCAAATCTATTACAGATTGAGTTACAGGATTATATACACTTCGCAAAACAGTATCAGGTACTTCAGGTACTTCAGGTGGAAGTAATTCTGTTATTACAATATCTACTGTTTTTTGGATTTCAGCTATATCGTATTTTGGTTTTTGTAACTTACCACTAATAATACCATCATCTACAACCGAACCACTAAATATGTGAACACCAAAGTCATTTTTAGTCGTGATGGCTTCAGAACCCTTAACTAAAAGTTCGCTAATTTTTGCTTCATTTTTTAAACCACTATTTACTGCCATTTTTAGTATTTAACTATATCAAATGTTATACTATTATCAAAATATTGAACACCACCATTTTGTTCAATTTTAAATTCTATTTTATATGTTCTATTAGGCTCCCAATTTGAAAGATTTAAATTTATATAATTTCCATTTGAATCACAACTTACTTTTGAATAGTCCGAAAATGGTACTATTACATCATCAGATGAAAAATCTTTTATCTGATAATATGTTGTTTGTGGTAAGTACTTAACGCTATTATAAGCGAATGTATTTGTAAAAGTTTTTAATGGATATAGTTCTCTAGCTAATATTCTTAATTTTGGAGTACTACCTAATTTATATTCTTTTTTTAGATTAGATATACTAACTTTAATATCTTCGGAAGTCAAAGCAGTCAATGAAGCTGTTACAAATGATTGGTCATTCCACCCAATACTAATTTTAGGTTGATATATAGTATGTGTTTCTTTACTAAAAAATTTAAGTATTCCATAATCTTCAGTATTATTTTCAACCACATCGGAATATCTTAATAAAAATCCATCATTTGGAATAGAACTACTCATCCATGCGTTTAATATAGATTTAACATCCATATTAATATCGGCTGTTTGGTAACTATATGATTGAGTACCACCATAACCAGTCCACCAAGTTCCACCAGTTCCATTATTTGGATTGGCATCAGTTCCTAAATTAAGATTGTTTTCTAACCAGTCTTTTTTAGTATCACCCTCTCTGTAATTCCAAGTTACACCAGCCGTAGATACATTATCAAATCGTGTACCAATACCCATATCCCAACTTCCAGAAAGTGGATTTGCATATATAGTATATTCTAATGGAAGTTCTTCACTTTCAGTTTCTCTTAAAATTAAATTAGCAGAATCCAATCCAATTGTACCAGTTGAAATTGATGATGATAAAAATCCAACATCAAATTTAATTATACTTCTAGCAACATCTTTTATGTTACCATAATAGACTTTACTAATTTCTAATATTTCATCAAGCCCAGTATTTTGATTGGGCTGTTGTAAATAAACTGATGCATCTTTAGATGCTGTTAAAAAATATATCATTAGCGTACCCTTCCTTTAATATCCGAATTTGGAAACTTAACTTCAAAAACCGATGGGTCTAATGACGGATATACAATCTTATCTTTAGTTGCCGCATCTATATTATATGAGTTTGGTGAATATTTACCACCACATTTATTTGTTATTTTAAGCATTGGTACAGATGATACACCTTCTACATTTGCTAATAATAATTCTATTTCACTTAAATTAATTGTTTGATTGAAAGACCACCCATCTATATTAAAATAATTTCTTAACTCATTAATACAATTAGTTAATAATTCTGTTTTATTATAATTTTTGTATGCTAGAACTTCAAATTCAACACCAATATTAATAACAAACCCATCATTAATATTAACACCATCGGTTAATATACGATATTCATTTAAATATGTTTTAAGATTTTCTTTTATAGCTCTATTTAAATTTGTTAAATTTTGATTTGAGTTGTATCCCAACAAATAAAGATTAATTGCAAATGGATTATTTTTTTCTTTTACATTGCTATCTTTTCCAATCAAAAATTTTGTTATTTCTTCTTTAACAGATGCTAAGGATGGTTCTTGTATATCGGGTTTATTTACAAATCTCATTACTAAATCTGAAAACTCTTGTAAATGGTTTGGTGATGCTAATATTGATGATGGTGAATTATTATCCAACGTACCATCGGCAACTGCGTAAGCTTTTGCAATACCACCAAATTTTGCAGGCATTGATAAAGCTCTAACTTGATAATCCTTTGCGGTTACTGCTCTATTTTGTGCTCCAAAATTTGCTAAAGCATTTTGTCTAACTTCTTCAATTGTTTCACCACCCCTACCACCAACGGCAGGTACTTCATTATCAACTACTAATGTATTTTTTATCGATTGATATGCTGCAATTTCTGCTTGATTTAAAGAATTTAAATTATTCTGAAAATCCACACCTGTTATTTTTGTTATTTTTCCTTGAGCAACATTTGAACTAACCCCACCCCCTACAAAATATTTAACAGTAATTGTAGTGTTTGATGGTGATGTTCCATATGTTTTTGTTTTTAAAAAGTTTGTTGGGTCAAATGATTCTTCCAATCTACTAATAGAATTTGGCAATCCTAATCCAACATTTTTAAGGTTTGGAATTAATTGCTCATCGTTTGCAGTTGCATCACCAGAACCAAATTGAATAGTAGTTGTACTATTTTGATTTACTTTAGTTACAAATCTTCTAGGAGTTTTTATTGTTTTTAGTACATATGGTACTGTATCTTTAAATTGAGCCAAATCTGGGTCTGATGTTTCGTTATTTGGTTCATCTATAAAAATCATTTCTTGAGCTAAATAAGGAACTTCATAATATTTATTTCCATTTGAATCTCTAACATCATATATTTCAATAATATCAGTATCAGCTAAATCTATTTTTTGAAATGGTTTATATGAACCAAATGAAAAAGTTGCTTCCTTTTCAATTGCAGATATAGCTTGTATATTTTTTTTAATTAAATAAAATGTAGGTTCTCCCGTATTTACATCTCTTTGATATACGCTTATTTGCCTATCTAATATATCTGAAAAATTTAAATTTTCTAATGTTCGAAATACAATGTTATCATTTGATTCAACTCGCATTCCTTGTTTTATTTCCAAATAATATCTGCTATCTGGTTTATTGGATGTACCACTACCAATAGATGGTACTAATTGATAAATGGATAGAGTTGTTATTGATGGTGATGTTACTTTTGGCTTATAACCTAAAAATTGAGATAAGGCTATTACATTTTGTAAATCTTCTGCATACGGCATTAATGATTCTTTTAATGTATCATCCACATAGTATGATAGGGAATCACCAACATAAGATGCCATTTCAATAAACATCATACCAGGTGATGTTTCATTAAAATCAGCATATGATTTTGGAAAATAAATTTTGGCAAATTCTATTAAATTATTTCTATAATCAGAAAAATCTTTATTTAGATATTTTATATCCTTACCCTTATTTTTAAAATTTCTATTTGTTGTAGTTATTGCCATTTTTTTATGCTTTTACTTTAAATGTAACTGTTTCAAGTTGTGGCATTCCTGATATTTTAAAACTTACGGATACATATACGATATTAGAATCTTTATTGCCATCACTTTGTTCAATAACAATATCATCAACAATTACATATGGAAGCCAATATTCTAAAGAATTTACTATTGTATCCTCAATATCCGTTTCCAATTTATTATCATTAAAATTAAATAATAATTCTCTAAGTCCACTACCAAATTCAGGTTGCATTACCCTCTCACCTCTATTTGTTAATAATAAATTTTTAATATTAGATTTAGCTTGCTCTATTGTAGTAAATGCTTGATTAAATGCATTATTTCCAATTTGTATAGGTAATGTTATACCAATAGCATAGTCTTCGTATTGACCGGTATCGTTTAACATTTTTTTACCTATAATAACTGCCATTATTTCTTATTAAATCGTTTTACTAATTCAGAATAATCTCTATTCAATGCTTTATCCAATTCAGGTACTCCAGTTTGTACACCCAATCCACTTGGTTGAGGTCCTCTTGCCAAATCACCATATCCCATTTTTTCAGCTACTGCGGTTCTACCTACAACAGAACCCATATCACCTTGTCCAAAATTCATTGTTCTAAATCCACCATCATTACTCACAGGAGCCATTGCAGTTTCATTTAGAATTTGGTTAATCATTGGGTTTTTACTAAATTGTTTGTTTGATACTACTTTAGTTTCAACCGATTCTTTAATAGTATCATCTCCCAATATTGCTTTAGCCATAGAAAACCCTTCACTTTCTTTTTTAGGTTGTGGTTTAGTATTTCCTTCCGCTAAAACCTTTTTCATTTCCGCTTTCACTCCTTCTTTAATCAAAGCAGGGAGTTGTTGTTTTAACTCCTCTTTGATAAGAATCTGAATAGCTTTTAATAATTTATCCGTATTCATTTGATTATCTTTCGTTGTTGTTAATATAAATATTTAATTTGTTTATTTTTGGGATTTATTTCGTTGGTGCTTTAAATACCAAATATCTCCATTTTGTAGCAGGTCCTATTGACTCTCCTTTATATACCATAGATGTACCAAAGTTATTATAGGCATCACTATCCCAATTTGATGCTCTATCCCATCTTTCTTTATATGAACCTTTTCCAGATGGTGCTTTTGTACCTCTTTCTGCTTTTTTATAATTTTGATAACCACCTGTAAAAAACTGAGTATGTCCATGTTTGTAAGATGATAGACCCTTTGGTCCATCTATTCCCCAATATACAACCACATCACCTATATCATATTTGTTTCCTGCTAATTTTTTTATCAATTCAGCTTTTGTATATATAGTATTTGTTACAATTTCATATCCCAAAATTTCCAAACTTCTCCAATAGCCTGCTAGCTTTTTATTATCTCTACTTGCATTTGCATGTCCACCTGCCGCAAATGCAGGTCCATTGGTTGTTCCCTTACCTCTTAATGCATTTACATAATTCTTAGCCCAATTATATGTCCATCTAGCACATAAGCCCCCATTAAATCCTACCGATTTTAAATTTTTACCCAATTGGTAATCATAATATTGTCCAATATAGTGTACCGCATTTCCTGCGTTTGCTAATGCACGTAGTTGGGCATTAGTTACTATACCATTAAATTTAGTTGCACTTTCATCCAGTCCACCATATTCTTCCGTATCTTGCTCTTCCTCATCCTCAAAATCAATTCCTTCATTTTGTAATTGTTTTAGTCTGGAGCCATCATCATCAACATAATCATTATTTACTTCAGCTAATATAATTTGGTTTTGCTTAGCTTTGTCTACAAAATACCCAATCCAAGTAATTTGACCTGGTGCTGGATTACCTACTGGTGGATATGTACTTGTTGTTAGTATTGTTCCTTTTACTGTATTTAAATGTGAAGTTGCTGTTCTGATAAAACGGTCTACTAATAGACTAGTGTTATCATTTGGTTCTAAAGGACCACTGGAAATAGGTGGCAATACTATTACACTTTCGGATGTTACCGATGTAGAACTACTTTTTTGCTCTTTTGCTGGTTGTTCTGAATCTTTCTTTTGTGTACTCTCATTATAATAAGTTTCTATTGTAGATGGTCTCGCCTTCCAAGTAAGAGGATATGCGGCTTTGTAATAATTTGCCCACTTTACATCATTTTTTTTAATCCTACTATCATATTCCGATGTGGATATTGATTGATACATTTCATCCAACACCTTAAAATATGTATCATATGATTTTTCAAAATCAGATGTTGATAATCCTTTTATATATTTTATAGCCTCATCTCTTAAAACTTTATTAGTTCTTATGGATGTTCTATATTGTGCATTTTCATTTTTCAAGGCTTGAGCTAATCCAGAAACCCATCTTAATTTATCTCCACCATCATTATCTGCATTAGAATCTGCATTATACATAAATGAATAAATTTGCATTCTAAATTTTGGTGGTATTTTAGCCCAAGTATCTAATCCTATATTAGATGCTATTCTACTTTTAATAATTACTTCCTTCGAATCATTTCCAGGGTTATATCCACTACAACCTGCTTTTTTATAATCAGCAACATCATTACCAGTTCTATTTGCAATTAAAGTAACACAACCATCGTTATCTTCATATTTATTAATTGCATCATATCCAGCATCATCTAATAATCTCCTTATTTTGAAATCATTGGCTGGTTTTGGCGCTTCTTTTGGTTTTATTTGTATTGGATTACTAGCAGCTACGTTTGGTTTTATTGGTTCTATCCAATTACCAACACTTGTTACTTTATTAAAATTTATAGCAGTAGTTGATAAAGCGGTTGGTGGGATTGTAGTTGCTACACTCTTTGGTAATTCTGGTATTAATTTCATTTGAACACCTCCCCAATATAATTTAACACCAGCACCCATTTCAGCCACCAAATCGTATGGACCATTTGTAGTCACCCCTTTATCTAATGCTGCTTTGAAAGAGGTTTTCATTAATTCAATACTACCACTAACAATACCAAATCCGTAATTTAAATCATAACCACGTTTAATAGCAAGGTCATACTCTGTTGCATATAAATTGGCTACAAATTCCGTACTTGGTATATTTTCCGGTTGATTTGCTATTCTTACAATGTTATCTTTAAATTGTTGCCAAGACATATTATGATGTGCTATTTAAACCACTTAATATAGTTTTTAGTTTCCCTTTTATTGTATCAAATTGTGCTACGTTTTGAGGAGCGGGTTTAGATGGACCGGCTGGTGTTAAATATTGTTGTACTTTTATTTGCTCTATTAATTCTTCTAAAATCTGAACAAGTTTGTTTCCCATAACTAATGGTTCTAAATTAGTATCTCCCAAATTTATATGACCATTTCCTGTACGAAAATTTATATCTTGTCCATTTGTTTTTATGTTAATTTTACCACCAACGTTTGCATTTATTCCCAATTTATTATCAATTGACATATTACCATCTGAAATGAATCCGTAATTTTTCTTTGAATAAAATATCAATTCACTACTTTTAGCAGATAGTATTATTCTATCCGAATTTAAAAGTATTTGATTGCCATCTAATTTTGTAGGATAATTTGTAAATGCTAATATTTTTTTAGTTTCAAAATTAGTAGAACCATTTTTATCAATTGTACCAGGTTGAAAATTCAATACCGTTTCACCAGATGACATGGATATTACGCTACCATCTCTATTTATATCTTCATCAACACTAACATTAGCACCACTATTTTGATAATTTAAAGTAGTCTCACCATTTCTTATTATTATTGATGGTGCATATCTTTTATTAGTATTGTTATATCCAGAGAGTCTTATAGATTGTCCAAATTTACTTTCAATTAAAGTATCACCTTCATATAATTTTAATTTATGAAGTCCTTCAATTGGTTGATAATATTTGCCAAACCCAACATTATCTTGAGATTTATCCCCATTAGTAGTTGGAGTTTTATGTTTAGCTACATCTATATCTACAGTTGGTGGCACACCTCCATTTTTTCCCGAATCAGATTCCGTACTGTTTATTTGATTTGGATTTGCTGTTACAGATGGATTATTAGTTACAACAATTAATGAATAGTATGGTATTTCATTAATATAGTGAATATGTACTAATTCATTTTTAGTTGGAAGAGTACGAATTGTAGGGTCTATTGGATATGCCTTTGGATATCCGGTATTTCCAACAGTTATTCCTTCTGCTTTAAATTGTATAGCTCCAATATCTCTAGCACCTCTAGCTGCTGGGTGGGATTCGTTTAAAATGACATCAATAACAACACCAACATTTATCCTTACATTTGATTGAGTTGGCGTTTGTGGTTTTGCGGGTGTTAGATTTTTATTATCTAATTCTCTTTCATTTGGCATTTTATTTTACTTTTTGTTTAAGTTCTTCTATTTCATTTTCCAAATCATCAACTCTTTCCAATTCTAATTGAGTATCTTCAATATCTTTAAGTAATTGTTCTTTTTCAAATGCTGAAAGGAATCCATCATCTCCCTCCGATTTCTTTTCCGATGCTATTAGTTTTTGAGCAAGGTTTGCTAACTTAACTAATTGGTCATCATTCTTTACGGATGTATCTATAAGGTCTCTAATTAAAGGACCTATAACAGCCATATCCCCAGCGTGTCTAACCATCTTTTTTAGTTCAATGATTAGTTCTGATATTTTTGCTTTTTTTTGTGTTTGGTTGTTATAGATATCTTCGAAAAGTGAACCTAATGTTTTACCTTTGAATAATTCGAAATCGGTTGACATAGTAATTTTATTTATATATTGCTTGTATATAAATATCTAAACTATAAAAAGTTAGGATTGAATTGGTTTAACTACAATACTTATTTTAGCTTTGTAGTCCTTTGGTAACTTGTTAGTTATACCAACAAACTCTTGAACATTATCAGTAAAATATTCTATTTGTAATATTCTATCAGTAAGGTTAAGTACAGTTTGAGATGATGTGAACATCTCTTTGGATTTTCTTGCCATATTAAGTTGAGATTGTTTTGGAAAGAATTCTTTTCTCATTGCATTTGCAATCTCTTTCCAATCTTCAACTTTATCAACTGATTTTTCAGCTGATATCTTTCTCATTTTAGATGATAAGTATTTTTGTCCATGTGTGTATCCAGCATCAGTAAACATATGTCCGTGATTTGTACGAACAACTGGATTTTCCATATTATGTAAAATAATATTAGGTTTGTGTTTTGATGTCTTTTCAATACTAACCATATACTTTGGAGATGAAACAAACGTATGTCCATTAACACCACCATCGGTTAATACTGCTGCTTTGATTGCTTCTCTTAAAGTTTTTTGTGAAAGTGCAGTTCTAATTTTCTTTCCATCTTTGGATGGTTTACCACTCTTCTTTACCAACTTTGCTTCTGCCTCATCATGTCCTACCATTAGAGCTGAATTTACAATACCAATTCCAAACTCGTTCATACCCTCACTCCAATCGGTAATCATATCGTGAATGTATGCAACCTCCACACCATTTATGATAGTGTGGATAATTTCTAATTTTGGTTTGTAAGCTCTATCTCTATTTTTAGCTAAGATGAATTTATCACCAACTTCTTTAGATACAATGATACACTCGTTGAGCATTTTATTTTTTAAGTCTAATTTTCCAACCAACTGAAACTCCTAAGTATTTGTTTCCATTACCATCAATCAATACTCCGGCACCATACATATTATCTTTTTTAGTTTTCAATGTAAGTTGTGGTCCAGCCATTACATTTGAATTTCCGATTATAGTTTGTACTCCAACGTAGACTTGATTCTTTGGTAACTCTTTTACTATTTTGGTATCAGTTATAGTTCTTTCCCTTATTTGAGCGTTCCATTTTCTACCAATAATCTTATTCATAGATATAGTATCAGTCAATTCAATTGTTCCCAATCCGTTTTCTAATACTAACTTATCTTTATACAAAACTTTTTGATGATACTCTCTGATAATTCTTTCACTATCAGATTTAATATAAACAGGTACTTCTACTCTCTTTTCTTTTTCCACAATTGTTTCGTGGTAGATATCTTGTCCTCTTTTATATTTTATTTGAGTATGCTCGACAACAAAAGTATCAATTTTGTGTTTTATTAACTCATACTTTTTACCATCCACATTCACAGTTTCACCCGGTGCATCCGATGAAGAACATTCACGGAATATAAATATTCCAACTGCGATTGCTATAACGATTACACCTAATTTAAGAAACGTGTTCATAATGTATATTTTTTACACCAATAAATATTAAATACTTAATAATCAATAAAATTATAATATTTTTGTATTATATAAAGAACCTTTTTCAACTTATTGGGAAAATCCTATTTTTATTATCTTTTTAGTATTTTTCCAATACTTATATTAGAAAAGTGATAAAACAATACAAATAATACAAAAAAATGATAAATTTATTAATTACAATAATTTTAATTTGTGGTTCTTTGGGAGCTACAATTTCTAAAACAACTACTCATTATGGTGTTAGAAAACAAAGACAACATACTGAACCTTTGAAAATAGATAAAGAAGTTCTTTCTTAAAGCATCAATCTAGAACCAATTAAAAAGTTACTTAATATAGGAGCCCCTGTAGCAGTAGACGTATTGATTTTATAATTAAAACTAAATCCAAAACGTTTACTGATTTTGTAATCAATCGAAGTACCCAATAAAAATCCAACATCAGAACCATAAGTGAATTTACCATTGGTTGTATCCCAACTACCACCAGGTATCATTGTAAATACTTGTGGTGATAGTGTTAATTTTTTTGTAGTTTGATATGGTTTAGTCCAAAATACTACACCAGAATTACTTACACTATATCCATATCCACCACCTTCTTTTGGTGAGAATAGATTAACTAAACCAACATTGTATCCATATACTCCAATCTTTGGGTGTGGCATTATTATGGTTAATCCAACTAAACTCATATATGTTCTATCTAAATATGCACCAGTTAATGAGTATGAGTTCATAGAATGTAATGCCCCATCTTTGAAGTTCATCTTAGTATAACCACCACTTAGGGCAAATTGTTTTAGATTACTCCAAATCATTGAACTAGCTGAATAACTTTCATCTCCAGCCATCGAGGAACGGGATACACCAGTTGATAGGATTGCTTGCCAACTACCCGGCTCTGATTCAACTACACTCAAATCTGATGCTAATAATAATGGATTTATTGGTGCTGCTTTTTGTTTCTTTTCTTCCTTCTTCTCCTCTTTCTTTTCTTCTTTTTTAGATTCTGATTTTGATTCTTCTTTCTTTTCTTCACTCTTACTTTCCGATTTTGCTTCTTCTTTAGATTCGGATTTGGACTCTGATTTAGATTCACTCTTACTTTCCGATTTTGATTCAGCTTTAGCTTCTGCTTTAGCTTCAGCTTTTGCCTCAGCCTTTGCTTCTGCTTTTGGTGAAGAACTACTACCTCCGTTTCCTCCACCAGAAGAACTATTTGATGCTGGTGCGGGTGAACCTCCACCAGAAGGAGCCGGAGCGCTAGGAGCAGGTGCGGATGGAGTTGGTGGGGGTGGTGGTACTGCCGCTCCGGCTGCCGAAGCTGCTGCTCCACTAGCCGCAGAACCAGCTGCCGATGAAGCCGCTCCACTAGCCGCAGAAGAAGCGGCAGATGATGCAGCTGAACTTGCCGCTGAACTTGCCGCAGAAGAAGCGGCAGATGATGCAGCTGAACTTGCGGCTGATTGAGCTGCCGAAGCTGCGGCTGATTGTGCTGCCGAAGCTGCGGCTGATTGTGCTGCCGAAGCCGCTGCTGCCGATGCTGCTTGAGCTGCTGCTTGTGATGCGGCTTGAGCTGCTGCCTGTTGAGCCGCTTGAGATGCTGCTTGTTGAACTGCTTGGTTTACCGTTTGTTGAATGGTTTGTTGAACTACCGTTGCAGTTGCACAAGTCTTATTTGCATAAGCAAGGTAAACTGCTTGTAACCAAATTTTCATTGCACCACTTTGAACTTCTTCGGGTGAGAATACTTTCATTTGGTCATAGAATGATACAAAGGCATTTCCATTGACATAGGTAGTGGTGGCAAGTTTTACTTCACCAGTACACTTATCTATAAATGTTTGTGTAAATGTTGTTTGTCCGTTAGCTTTGGAAGCTAGACAGAATATGAATAATACACTTAATAAAACTTTTAACTTTTTCAATCATATCCGATTTATATTTAAAAGTGTAACCGGATATAAATATCATTTGAAAAACTTAAACCAAATATGTTTTGTTTTATTTGTATATTTTTCAAGACCCCTTTGATTTAATAATACATTTATTTTTGGATATGCATAAGTACATAATAGTGAATCTACAATATCATCAGTATTAGTTTGTCTTGCAGTAAATAATGAATTAGCCCAAGGGATTTCAGGTGAAGATACCAAAGGAACTCCTTGTGAAACTATATCAGCTCCTACTATATTAAAAGTTTCATTAAATGATATCTGAATTCCAATATCCATCGTAGAACATAATTGAATAAATTGCTCTCTAACACTCCACTCATGATGAACTAACTTATGACCTTTATGTTCTAAATGATTGAACATACTTATTAAGTTATTTAATATTGGTTCTCCTTTTTGTTCAACTCTATCGCAATTGATATGGAAATGTAATTTTTTACCAATTTCATCTGCAAACTTAATTGCTGCAAATGCTTGTATAAGATGATTTTTTAGAGGTCTAATTGCACCAAAACATCCTATGTGAATCGTATCACCTTTCTTATTGAATGATTTAGTTTTGTATTGTTGTGGATAAAAATTTGGTAAAAAAGCTATATGTTTTTTAATACCTAATTTTGTACTCATATAAAACTCAATATCTTTGGTAGTTTGTGGTGAGTTACAAGAAATAATAATATTATCAAATTTACTATATTCCCCAATCCAATCCATTGCCATTCCTTCATTTGCTAAAAATGGTATTTCGCTATGTAAACGAATTACCCATTTAACGTTTGGATGTAATTTGCAAAGAACTTCGAATTTAGATGGAACAACCCAAAGAGCTTCAATAATAACGTGGGTTGGTTTGTGTAGAGTTACTTCTCTATCTATATCGTTATTATCATTTACAACTACCATTTGAGAATCAAACCCGCCATCTAATAGCATTTGATTCATAAATTGAGCCGAATTGTACAGGCCGGTGCTTAATCCAACACTATAATCGGTTGAAAGATTATAGTTTTGTTTTCTTTTTAATATAAACAGGATTTTTGAGGATGACATTTATTTGTTTAGTTTGTATATATAAATATCACAATTATATTCTTTTAATTGTTATATTATTGTTATCATTTATACATATTGCTGTCATATTCTCAACCCAATCTCCTGAATTGAGATAGTGTTTTTTACCAATCATTCTGTCAGCGGGTTGGTGAATGTGTCCACAAATAACACCATCACACATCTTATCACCTGCCATTCGGATTGCGGTTGTTTCAAAATCATTAACATAATTGGTTGCTATTTTAACACCCTCTTTTATTCTTTGTGATATTGAATAATAAGGTAGATTTCTCCACTTACGATACCAATTATACACGTCATTTAGTAATAAAGCAAAATCGTATCCAACCGCTCCTATTTGTGATAACCATTTGTATTTTGTAATAAATACATCTATAATATCTCCGTGAAATATGAAGTATCTTTTATCTGCGGTAATAATATAATCTTCTCTGATTTTTATATTACCCAAATTAGTACCAATAAAATCTTTAAGAAAATCATCGTGATTTCCCCGTATCCAAACTACCTTTTGCTTTGTGGATAGTTTTATTAGTTTAGCAATTACCTTTGTGTGAGATGTTCTCCATTTAGTTCCTCTTTGCAATGCCCATCCATCAACTATATCCCCATTGAGAATAAGTTGTTCGCATGGGTTCTCTTCTATGAATTGTAAGAACTCCTTTGCTTTACTATGTTTAGTACCTAAATGTAAATCTGATACTATGATATATTTGTACATTATCTTTTTTTAGAAATTTGGTCTACAATCATCATAACAATACAACCTGCTATAACAACTGCAAATCCAAAAAGAAAAGGAAATATAGTGCCCATAATTAAACCCAATAATTGTGATGTTGTTTGAAAAATTCAGGATTATTTCTGTTGATGTAACTTTGTATCATTAAAGAAACCATATAGAATAATCCTTTGTTTTGAAATCTACGAGGTGATGTCCAAACTCCGTTTGTTTTATGTATATGAAAATACTTTTGATTTGATTTTGATGATATTGAATAATCTTCCGCAAACAATTCATCTTTTTTATATCCACCAGCTTTCCAATATGCTTGCCTATCCCATAACTGAAATCCCCCCACTGCAAATGGTGAGTTTATCTTTACACTCAACCATTGAAATATATCAAAAATACGAAACACCCAATTCCATTTTTTAGAAGTTTGAAATGGTGTAGTCAATAGTTCTATCTTTGTTGTTTCCAACTTTTTGAATATATCACTTAACAAATTATCGTTTGTAAGAAATACATCTGCATCTAAAAAAAGAATGTAAGGAGTATTGGCAAGTTTAGAACCTGCCAATCTACCCCCCGATGGATACCCACCTTTTATTACTTCAATTTTTATTTTATCTTTAAAATTACTTCTTGCTTTATATAAGATACCAACTGAATACGGGTCATCTGATATATCTGCTACTATAACTCTAACACCATCTATACCCGTTTGATTGTACAAAAATTGTAAGCAATTATATAAAGTATCACTTTCGTTTTTTGATGGAATGATGATAGTTAATTTATCTTTCATTTTAGTTTCCTTTCGTTGGGAATTTAGTCCAACCCGATGTCCAAGTTGGTTTAGATAAAGTTTCAATTTCAGCTGCAGTTAAAGTTATTTCAGTATTACCCTCACTTAATGCTTTTGTTTTAACTGCATCCGATGTAATAATAGTAGTTGCCTTACTGATAAAGTTTAATAAGTTGTATGAACCAATTTTATTGTTTTGAAACTTACTTACACCATCTTTGTAGAATTGTGCAGTTTCATTACTTTCCATTGAGAAACCACCTTTCATATATCCAATGATTGTAGAATTATATACTTCAAATTGAGTTGCTCTTCTCCATCTCATTGCTAAATTATGGTTTGGTAAAGATGCCACATCGTTTGGTCCAACTAAAATCATATTATCTAAAATAGGATGTGTGAATGGTTCTGCGGTTGAACCTGTTCCATCATTATCACATTCTACACCATTTCCTGCATCACCATTATCTACAAATTGTGGGTCTCTTTTAGAAACTGAATTGGATACTTTACCTCTATATCCAAAATCAAAATCAAAATCATCATCCGCAGTTCCGTATGCATATAAGTTTTTAGCATTTACAGTTCCACCAAAGAACTCAAACGCATCATCATTAGCGTAGATAGTTTGAACATTTTCAATCGTTGTTCCACTACCAACACCACCCAATGTCAATGCGTTGATTTCAGAGTTTGGCATTGCCGCAATACCAGCGTATTCAATTCTTACATATTTTAGAATACCACTATTATCTAAATCATTTGTTCCACCGAACGCTCTACCAATACCACCTTCAATAGTTGGTTCTGATGTTCTATTGGTTTTTGCTCTACCCAATATTACAATACCACCCCAATCACCAGGTGTTCTTTCTCCAGCTGGTCTACCAGATGTGAATACAATTGGTTTTGCTGCAGTACCTTCTGCTACAATTTGTGCTCCTCTTTCAATACATAATGCACCTTTCTCACTTATATCGGATTTGATAATTGTGCCAGGTTGAATGATAAGTTTAGCACCATCGGTTACATAAACATATCCTTTTAATACCCACTCTTTATCCGATGTAAGAGTTGTAGTTGATGTGATATTACCACTCAAAGTTGTTGAGGTTGGTACATTGATTGGTGTAACTTCTCCACCCAAATCTTTAGAACATCCAAAGATTGTTAAACTTGCGAACAATACTAATAATTTTTTCATAGGTTGTAATTTAGTGTTAGTGAAACTGTTGTTTCGTTGTTTGTTTTAATTAAAGTTCTATTTGGTTTTTGGTAATACTCAAATGGTTGTCTGAATATATCCGATACTGCTAATTTAATTTCTCCGTTTTTAATTTTACGAAGAATAACAATATCAACTACATCACGAGAGTTTTCAAATATATCAGGGTATCCTTGAAATCCTACTGCTGATATTCTATCTCCAACTCTATTGTATGATATGTTGAATGTATTGTTATTTTTATGTAAGTTCAATCCACCATTTACTACATAGTTTGATTGTCCTTGCAATTGTCTTTTTACTGAACCGATTTGTACTTCCGAATTGATGAATGATGTGTTTGAATATAAATCTAACCATTCATTTAATTTTTTACGAAGTTCAATCTCAACCCCATATACTAATGCTTCTTTTGGGTTTTTATATGTTAGTAATAAATTAGATGGAACTGAACCATCTGCTACAACTTGCTCAATTGGATTGAAGAACTTTTTACCAAAGAAACCGATTGATATGTTCTCACCTGATTTAGGATACAACTCGAACTTTATATCTGAATTGAATATATCTGTTTTTTGTAAGTTTGGATTTCCTAATAGTTGTGCGTTTCTAACAAAATCATAATATGCAAAATTAGCTACCTCTCTAAACTCTGGTCTTGCTAATGTTTTACTTACCGATAATCTAACCTTTGTTTTTTCCGATGTTGAATATGTTGCGTTTAATGATGGGAGTAAATCCAAATACTCTCTATCTACTGAAATCCGTTGTCCACTAAAATCAGATGTTTGAACTTTGAATAAATTGTATTCTGTTCTAAAACCTGTATTTACTTTTAGGTCATTGATTTCTTTTTCATACATCACATATCCATTTGCCAAATCAAAATCGGCAGTATATCTATCGGTGTTGTTTGTAATCTCATTTAATAAATCCATTGATTCGTATCTGAATATTCTTGCTTTGAAGTTTCTCAATTTCTTCAAATAACCCACTCCTAAGCGAATATCTCCTATGGATTTGTTTAATCCCCCATTGAATGAGTTTTCATCCATTACACTCCAAAAACGATAAGTATCTCTCCATGCTATTGAGTAAGGAGTTGTTGTGTATAAAGATGATATGTAAGGTGTTACTCTATAATCGGGTTGGTCTCTCAACATAAGATTATATCCTACATTAAAATCTAATGTTTTAATCTTACCTTCAAATTGTGTGTTGAATACTAACTTTTGAATTGAGTTAGATGATTTACTATCTACATACTGAACATTATCATAGTTCTCACCAACTCTACTTAAAAATGATTTTTCGTTTTGGTAGTTAGCAAGTGTTTTCCAACTATAACGATTCTCTCCCAAATACACTATGTTTAATAATCCGTTTAATGATTGTACATTTGAGTAATTTAAGTCTTTGTAATTGTATGCTAATTCGGTTGATGATTGGTAATCTATTCTTTCAGTTGTGTTAGCAGAGTATGTGTTTCTTGCAGTTGAACTGAATAAAATATTCCATTTGTTTTTCACAACACCAAATGATAAGTTACCATTTAAGTTTGGAATAGATGTTGATGTTTCGGTTTGAGGAGAACCTATTAGTTTAGTATATGCTCTTCTATCACCTATACCTGCTATTCGGTATCCATTTGTTGATGGGAATGTTGTTGGGAATTGTATCGGGTCTACCAATCTAAAATCCTGTCCCGTTGATAATGAACCCCAACTTCCTCCCAATGATATATTAAAGAAATCACCACTAACTTCTTTTGTTGTTATTTGTACTAAACCTCCTGCGAAATCACCAGGTAGATTTGCCGATGCTCCTTTGTTGATGATGATATTATCTATTAGTGATGTTGGGATAATATCAAATGAGAATGCCCTTCTATCGGGTTCGGTTGATGGTAGGATTGATTTGTTTAGTAGAGCCGAGTTGTATCTATCAGCTAAACCTCTAACTAAAACAAACTTATCGTTTTGGATTGTTACACCACTAACTCTTTTAAGTGCATCACCAACAGTTCTATCTGGCGTTTTCTTTATTGATTCGATTGATAATCCATCTGCTACAATGTAAGATGCTTTAAGTGTATTGATAAGTGCGGTTGCAGTTTCTTTCTTTGCTACTTGCTTTACTACAACTTCTTGCAATACTTTTGTATCTTCTTCAATTAGGATATCTAAATTGGTATCTCCATTAATTGTAATATCTTTTGTATATTCTTTATATCCAACAAATGATGCTTTGATTGAATAGTTTCCAGCTACTACATTTTGGAATTGATATTTGGATTCGATATCAGATGTACTTCCAATTTTTTTATTTGTATTTTTGTTAGTTAGCCAAATTGTAACTCCAATGAGTTCTTCTTTATTTGATTTTGTTTTACCCGATAAGGTTTGTGAAAAGGATATTATGGGAATTAGTAACGTTAATAATAAAAGTAGTTTCCTCATATTGATGTTTTAATTTTCACCAATATATAGGAAACTACCTTAATAAAATTATACTTTTAATATTATCAAATTGTTAAGTTTGTATTATGCACCCAATGCTTTACTGAATCCATTAGGACAAGTTCTAGTACATACTAAAGATGCAACAACTGGTGCTACTGCAGCTCCGATTGCGATACCAACTCCAGCAGGCGTTGCCCATAATGCAGCTGAATCTAAACTATAATAGATACAATTTGAACACACATTTTTTAATAATTGTGGGTCAACATTTCCACCAACACCAGGTATTGCTAAAAATCCATCTGCCACTATATTTCCCATTGCCGTTGATACTGCCATTTTAGCTGCCATATCTGCCGTATAAAGAATAGGTGTAGCCATTAAAGATAATGTAGTTGAAGTTGCTGCTCCAGCAGGTTGAGCCGGTGTAAATGCCGCAACACAACCCATAGAGATTGCTGCAGTTATTCCAATTGTACAAGCATTTGCATCTGCCCAATTATATGCAGCTACTGCACCTGCTGCCACTATTTCAACACCCGCAACAATTTGTTGTTCGGCTTGTTTAGATAATTGAACAAATTCGTTTTGAGTTACATCAAATCCTACCTTTGCAAATTCTTCGGTAGTACTTGCAATAGTACAAGCTGCACTTTCTACTCTGTGTGCACTATCGGTAGCAAATGCTACTGAATAGTTGTATGCATCTTCTACACTACCTATTGCAGTGTTTATACCACTTCCAATTGGTTGAATAACATTATCATTAATTACATT